GGCGTCCTCTTGCAAGCTGGTCGACTGCCGCCTTTGGGGGCTTGATGTGCCATTTGATGGGGACGGCGAGGTGGGCAGCTATGAAAGTATTTGCTGCGAATTTCACAACATAGACCTGCGCGGGAATACTATCGGCTTTAATGATCCAGCCGGATCATTTCAGGGCAGTCAGTTCTTTGGGGGCCGGATTGAGCAAAACCAGCAACAGGGTATTTACTCGACTTCACGGAACATCAAATTCATCGGCACCACGATTGAGGGTAACAGCGTGGCCGATGGCACCAAGCCAGAAATCAGCTATGGTGCTGGGGGCATCCTGACGCTTTCCGAGTGTTATATCGAGGTGGCGGGGGGCAACACTGTTGATTGTGTGGTTGAAGTATTTGCCAATGCCGGGGCTAGTGGGGATGCCCCCAAGGTGCAATTCATCGGCGGCGAGGTATTCGCCAACAACGCGGCCTCCCGGTATTTGGTAAAGTCTGAATCGGTGAACACGCAGGGCTATTCTTTCTTGGGCGGGCAATATACCACCTTCAAGAATTGGGTGAGCGCCGTTCTGTCGGGGAATAGTGAGATTGTTGTTTTGCCCGCTTGGGCGGATGCGCAACGCCTAGTTAAGAACGGCGCGACCTTCGGCTCTGGTTCAACTTATTTGCAATATGACCGAGCAAGCGGCTTGCATACCAATTCCAATGCCAACATCGGCAGTCTGCTTGCGGTCAACGGTTTGGACCTATTCAACAACCACCTGAAAAACTTCTTTGTGAACGGCAACACGGCGGCAAATCAAACGGTTCTAACCGCTGCGCAGCGTGGCAGCGCAACAGTGATCGCAAAGGTGACTGGGATCGGGCGGGCGAGTTCTTCAGGCTCAAGTTCCTTCGTGGCTTATGTGACCATTGAGGGCAACGGTACGCTGTCGAATACCACGATTGTATCAGATTATCTGGGTTCTCCGACAGCGCTGACTTTCGCTATGTCGGGCGGTGACTTGCAGGCGCAAAACCTCTCAACGTCGCGGAACTGGAACTTCGTCACCGAAATTATTCAGCGGGCGTGATAATGCTCCCCCTCTGCGAAGCCGTTAGCCGCCGCTTGTGTCGCTGGCTGACGGGCTGGGACATGACGCTATGCGCGTTTGCGTGGTGGCGTCGTGACCGGGGATTGTGGTGAGTGTGGGTGCTGACCTTTGACCGCGTGTTTCGCCGTGATGAGCGGAACCACTGCCGCAGCAGCTATGAGCGGCGCTTTCCTAAATAACAGGTGACATATGTTTGTGACGAACTGGCGCAAAGTGCTGACCCGTGCGTGGTCGGTGCGTTTAATCATCCTTGCTGGCGCTCTGAGCGGCATTGAGGTGGCAACCCAGCTATGGCTCCCCGATTGGCCTGATGGCGTCCTAGCGGCGTTCTCTGGCGCTATCTCGGCGGTGGCCTTGTTCGCCCGTGTGGCGGCTCAATCCGACATGGAGGACGACGAATGAAGTTCCTTGCGCAGATAATGGCGTGGCTGCGAAGCCTGTTTTCTAAGACCAAGCCAAAGACCAAGCGCGGGGCGGCGGGTATCTCTGCTGTTATCGCGGCGTCCGTTGCGTTTATCGGCCCGTGGGAAGGGCTGAGAACAACGGCCTATCCTGACGCGCTGGCCCGTAATATTCCTACGGTTTGCTATGGCGAGACGCGGGGCGTGAAGCTAGGCGATGTATACACCAAAGCGGAATGCGATGCCATGCTTGCGAAGGCTGTTGAGCAGTTTCACGCGCAGCTTGCGGCCTGCATCCCCGGCTTGCCGACATACCCCGAAGGCGTCCAAGTGGCGTTTACCTCATGGTCCTACAATGTCGGCACGGGCGCGGCCTGTAAATCGACGCTGGCACGGAAAGCCAACGCGGGCGACCTGCGCGGCGCATGTGAGCAGCTACCGCGCTGGAACCGCGCCGGAGGGCGTGTAGTGCGCGGCCTGACCAATCGTCGCGGGGCCGAACGCAAGCTGTGCCTAGAGGCGCTGCAATGACGCGCGTTGTCGTCGTGGTCGTGATCCTCTGCGCCGTAGGGGGCTGGCTGTACTGGCTCGGCGGCAAAGAGGCCCGCGAAGACCTGCGCGAGCAAATCCAACACACTGACACGTTAGAAAGGATGAGCGATGCGCCTAGCGATGATCGTAGCCCTAACGCTATCAACGACCGCCTGCGCGACCTCAGTAAGTGAATCCGCGCTTTGCCGTGGCACTGAGCAGGACCGCAAGACCCATGCAGGGGCGCTTCTGTATGACGGCGGGGCGCTATCCAGAGACACGGGCGAGCGGCTTTTGTCTAAGCTGAAAGCGGGATGCAAATGACCCGTATCTCCGACACATTCCTCCAGCATGGCCGGGGCATGGAATGGCAAAACAGCATTATCATCCTGATCTTTGCCCTAACGCTGGCGCTCCCCGGCGATACCCTTTCCACCAGCGTTGCATTCGCGGCATTCCGCCAGCTTGGCATAGATGAGGTGGCCTTAGCCGTGCCTCTGACTGTCATAGCAATTATGCGGATGGCGGGGCTATTTATCAACGGCAATTGGCGGCGCTCGCCAATCCTGCGCTGTGTCGGTGCCGTTCTCGGCGCGGGCCTATTCGCGGGCTTGGCCGTTCTCTTTGCAGTACCTGCGCTCAGTGGGCAATCTGCCGCCCTCACAACCGGCGCTGGCGTGTATCTCGCGCTTGCGGCCTTTGATGTTCTCGCTGCGTATAGGTCTGCTGCTGATGCTTCATTTTATAAACAGCATTGAGCCGGAAGCATGGGCTGGCATCGCGGGCCTTATCGCGGGGATCGTTAGCGCGGTTTTCGCGGTTCGTAAGGGGGCGAAGAAAACCCCCATCGAAGTGGGCCACGGCACCCCGCCGGAGGATAGGACGGAATACGTCTTGGCAGAGGTGCGGCAAATCAACGTGCGGCTGACCGAGATAGAGGGCCACATGAGCGATGTTGACCGCCGGACCGAGGCTATCCACCTAGACACGCGCATTTTGCTTGATCGGGGCTAGGCTGTTATTGCCCGTTACAGGGGGATAGTGCTGCTATCGCCAAACATATCGTCATGCTCTGCCCATCGGCGGCAAACGCGGCAGTCCGGGTCAAAGTCAGGGCAGCGCGGCCCCCATATCCGGCGCGTGTAAAGCCATGAGATTAGGCGGTCCATTACTCCCCCTCCCCAAGCGCGGCGCGGGCGGATTGCAGAAACGCACTGCATCCCCGCTTCCATTCTGCGCCTGTTGCATCGCCTGCAATAAGGTCACGACCCTCCCGCAGCGCCTTCTCTAGCGCGTCTATGCGGTCGGCGGCTTCTTTGATGCCTTGCGCTAAAACCAAGTCTGTGTCGGTTTCCTTTGCTGGGATGCAATGAACCGGGCGGGCGGTTCCGGGGTTGTTGAACCATGCATCGGTGTATGCCTGCGCTGCGGCGGCTACTGAACCTCGCAGCCGCGCTTGTATCGGTAATGCGTTTGCATTGGTCATGGGTGCTGTCCTTGGCAATGGGCGCAAACGGCGGTATCGTTGTGTTCACGAACCTCGTCCATTCGCGCTTTGATTTTGTCAGTGTTTGGGTTCACCTTTTCCGAAACCAAGACGCCGCACTTGTGGCGGGCGTACTCAATATATGGTCCTGATACCTTCATGGCTTGCTCCTTAGCTTGGCGAGGACTTCCCGCGCTTCTAGGTCAAACAGAATTGCATTATGGTTGATCGTGCCGGGGTGGTCGCGGTGACATGCTGCCCAATCAAGCGCACGTTCCAGCGCCTTCACCGCATCATCCAGCAGATCGGCGCGGACGTATTCGGTTCCGCCTTTATGGCGAACTGTGTCAGCCCATTGCCCCAACTCAACAGCGCCCACGTCTCGCTATGTGTCGCCCATATCCGTTCCGGTGCTGTCTCAGTCATGTGTGGCTCCTGTGATGGGGGTTAGTTGGATTGCGACAGGGACGCGAGAATTGACGCGGGCTGTTCCCCGCGCCGGTCCTCTGCAACCCATATCGCGCGGCGGCGGGTTTCTTGCGACAGGCTGGCGTCGTCGGTACTTATCAGCCCCGCTTCCTCCATCCGCGACATTAGGCCCATAACCTCCATGTTTCGGCCATGGATGCCGAAGGTGGGTCGGTCCCCGTCTTGCAGGGCTTTGATTATATCTAGGTCGGTCATAGTGCCTCCGGGGGTTTTTAGGACTGGTTAAATTCGAGGCGACAAACGGCGTGAGGATAGCGCCCTCGCCACTGGCCTAAGAGGTGGTCGTCGTCCGCGAGTTCATACATCGGAAGCCAATCGTATTCGTCCCACAGCCTATGCTTTGTCCGGTAGGCAACGCCCAACTCGGCGCAATCTGTATGAGCCTTAAATGTCCAAACCTGCGCTCCGTCCGCGTTGACTTGGCGCAGATAAACCTCGCCCTTCGGGATCGTGCGCCCGCATTCTTCGCAGCGGTGCGGCTTGCGCGCTGGCCCTATCTTTTCGCTGATATTTGAAATCATATCGGCCTCCGGGGTTAGCTGGACGCGGCTTCCGCCGCCTTCCGTGCGTGGTTCTTGATGATGTCGCCGAGGTGGTCGGCTTGCTCTGCGCCGAGCTTCCACCAGCGAAACGTTTCGCCGTCCGCAGCGAGCCATGAGAGGAGGACGTTGCCATCCTCTGTGGCTTCAACTTCGACGCGCCCGCCGCCCTCTGCCGTATCCGCGTTGATCTTCATGGGTGCCTCCGGGGATTGTTGGATTCAGTCGTCAAAGGTTTCGCAGGTCCAAGAGTGCGAGACATAGACCGACATTTTGAAGTCCTTGTCGCAGCTTTCGCATGTGCTGCTGTCATTGCCCTCGTTGTAATAGTGGCCGGGGTCTTCGCTCGGCTGGTGCTGGTGGCCGCAGTAGGGGCATTCCGGCCCGTCTGTGCTGTACGTTTCCTCTGCCATGGTGCCTCCGGGGATTGGTGGATTTGCACCCTTTCTAGCCGATGTGTGCGCACTCGTCAACATGTGTGCGCACAAGTGTTGACGTTGCTTTGTGTGTGCGCTATCGGTAAAGGCATGAATATGCCGCGTATAAACAAACCCGTGAACACGACCCTGCCGCCCGATCTGCTTGCGGATTTGGACGCATGGATCGCCCAGCAACCCGTGCCGCCTTCGCGGTCTGCGGTGATCGTCGCCGCGCTTCGCCAGTTCTTGGCGGGGCAAAATGGCCCGATGAAAGAAGGTGATCAGACACCCCCCGACGCCGAGGGGTGTTAAGAAGATGGTCGGTGAATCCATAAAGTGGGGCTACATCCTCGCCGCGCCGGGGCGTCCTTCTCGCAAGGATCAGATAGCGCATTTGGTCGCTTCCGGCGTCTCTGACGACCAGTTCGGGCCGATCTGGGAAGATGATATTTCGCGTGGATCGACCCGCCCTCAAAACCAGTTGGTCGGGCGCAACGATCTTCTTTTCGCCGCGCTGCCGGGTGATGAAATCCACGTTCATTCCGAGTTCTGCGCCGCCGTGTCAAAGAACGACGCGCGCTGGCTGATTGACGCAGTGGCGGAGCAGGAGGTTCGCCTTGTGGTCGGCGGCGGAGAGATCACCACGCCCGAAGACGAAGCGGCTTTCGTGGCCGAGGTCGCGCGCCGCCAAAATGTCTTTCACGTCTCGGAGAGCCGTCGCGTTGGCAAGAAGCGCAAACGCAAGAAGGTGGTCGAGGTTCAAGGCCCGCCGCTGCCGGATCGCCGCCCATGCGTTTATCGGCATTTCGATGCAGATGGTGCGCTACTCTATGTGGGTGCCTGCATCAATCATCGGACCCGCGAACAGCAGCACAAAAGCCAGTCAGATTGGTGGCCGGACAGCGCGCGCGTTGATGTCGAGTATTACGGCACCATGCGCGAGGCGTTGGCGGCTGAACGCGTGGCGATATACTTCGAGAACCCCGCCCATAATAAGCGGGTGGTAGAGCCTCACGCTGGCGCGTTCATCGAGCAAGCGGCGCGGATGGTCGAGGATGTAAGCCCCGAAGCGGCGGCGCGTATCCTATCGATGAAACCTAAATCCAAATAGGAGGTGCAGTATGATTGAGCGAGGCGATGAGGTCCATCACAAGCCGACAGGTGAGGACTGGGTTGTTCTGCGTGCAGGAACCGATGGGGCCGGCGAATTTGTTGAGCCTGCGGGGTGGCCACCGTGCCGCGCGCGGGCTTCGGATTGCGTGGTGACGAAGAAGGGCGCGCACGTCGATTTTCTCGACAGCGCCGAGTCCAGATAGGAGAATGGCGATGGCGGTTTATGTCGACAACATGCAGGCGCAGTTCGGACGGATGAAAATGTGCCACATGATAGCGGATAGCACCGAGGAATTGCTAGCAATGGCCGACCGGATCGGTGTCGCGCGCAAGTGGATACAGAGCGCGGGAACAGCGCGGGAGCATTTCGACATAGCCATGTCAAAGCGGGCGCTTGCCGTTGAGGCTGGCGCGGTCGAGGTCACAATGAAGGAATTGGCGCGCATGACCCGCGCGCGCCGTGAGTCTGAATAGGAGAAAGCGATGGCTGATACAGTTGAAATGCACAATCCCAAGGACGCGGCAGTGCGCGTCATGTGCCAAGACCTGCACAAGATGCGTGAAGGGCTGGCCGCAATGGGGTTGCACGCGCACATCCTCGATCAAGTGAGCGACAAGCTGAAAGAGCAGGCGCGCGCGATTGAGCGGTTCAAGTCAGATCGCTGCTACGTTCTTGGCCACAACGACGGGTGGGATGCCGCGATGGCTACCGGCCTTACTGGCGAGTCTGAATAGGAGCGCGGGTTTGCAGGTTTGTCGGTGGCATAAGGCTGATGATGTTCCGGGCGGGAAGTTTCTCGTGCCGGGCTGTTGGAGCCGGGCTGTCGGCGGAGACCATGCGGATTGCCAATGCCCAAAGCCACCGAAGCGGATGACCAAAGAGGCGCGGGCGCTGGTGGAGGCTCTGGCCGCGCTGCGGCTTGATGATGATCAACTTGATGAAGCTTGGGCTTATCTCGCCCGCTTCAAGTCCACATAGGAGGGCTAAGCCCCCCTCAACATAGGAGATAGACATGGCCGAATTTGAGATTAAGGCAACATACATCGCATCTGATCTGGTGACAGTTGAGGCTGAAACCGAAGAAGAAGCGTGGGCCAAGTTTGAGGCTGGCGAGTGGGAGGGGGATCATAACGTGGCGTATGAACTTCAAGACACTCACGGCATCAAGCGGGTTTCGGACTAACCGTTTCCAATCCCCCCGCTAACCATCGGCAACCATAGCCCCGCGATGCATCCGGTTTCCCCGTAAGTGCATGGCGGGCGCAGGTTTCGCGCAGACCTCTAGGGTCCGCCACAATGTCTATAGCACCCCTTATTTTTATGACGGAAACCGCTTCACATTGCCGGAGTTTCCAACGTGGTTTCCAACAACCATGCTCCGTTTGTTCGCATCGCGGGTGTAATGGCTGACCTCGGCCAAGGATTCATGCCCCGTCCATGCGCCAATCTGGTGAGGTGTCCAGCCGTTCTCAGCCAGCACAACGGCGCGGGCGCGGCGCAGCCCATGGGCGGTGCGGTTCTCTAGGCCAGCATCACGCGCAGCGCGGCTTACGAACTGGCTTAGAGCCTTCACAGATCGGCCCTTGCCTGTGCTTGTGAGGATGAACAGCAGGTCAGGTGACGCGGCCTCTAGGAACATGCGCCTGTCATTCTCCAGATACGGCGCTACGGGCGCGGTGATTGGCACAACAGCCGTTCCCCCGGTTTTCTCCTGTACAAACTCCAGTACGCCGTCGCTGACGTGCTGCCAGCCTATCACGGCGGCATCAATGCACCGGGCGGCGGTCCAATAGATCACCTCGAACGCTTGGCGCTCTGGTGTCCCTACGGGCCAGCGGGCGCGAAACACCGCCACATCATCCGGTGTCCATGTGCCGTGCGGTACGGCCTTTGTCTTGCCTATCATCGCATCCTTGGCCGGGTTGTCACTGCGTAGGAACTCAGACTGTGCAAAGGCAAAGATAGCCCGCCAGATTGTGCGCTCCCCCCGCTGTGCGCCGGGTGATACTTTCCGAATAGCCTTGTTGACTAGATCAGTCGTCAGCTTGTCGATAGGCGATGTGCCGTACTGCATGGCGATCTTCTCCAGCCTGCGCCGCCATACCTTGCGGGTGCTTTCCTTGCGCTGTTTGAAGTCGTTTGAGGCAATGAATAGCTTAATCGTGCTGGCGAGCGTTCCGTCAGTCGGGGCGTAATGCTCGGCGTCCACATATGCCCGCAGAAAGTCGGGGTGGTTCTCCGGTAGGTCCGGCAGAGATACGAATTGCCCCCTTACGCGGCGGTAAACGTATCGCTTGCCGTTGGGCTTGGTGACAACCTTGATGCCCTTTAGTCGAACGCCTTTTGCCATTCTTCGACGCTCCCCGTCTGCTTTTTGCCATCATACGGCAGGTTGTTCGCGTAATCGTCAAGGTCGAGACGGTCATACAGGACGTTGCCGCCATCCCGGCGAACGGGTAGCCCCTTTGACTTTAGCTTGGTGACGCTCATGCCAAGATAGGTTGCGGCGTCGTGAATTTTCATCAGTCTTGCTGGCATGGTTTCCCCTCCTAAATAACGGCGCGGATCGTGCGAAGCTGGAATGCAGCTTTGGCACGGGCTAACTCGCGCAGAATGCGTTTGCGGTCTTCGTCGGTCATGCGTCCTTCCCCTCCTTCAAGTTCGGGCATCGCAGATGGTGGCCCGTAATGGCCCCGCAATGCTCACAGCGAACGGCGGGTCTTGGCTTCCATATTTCAGCATCGCAGCACCCATCCCGCAACGTGGCTAGGTCTGTGGAAAGGCCAGGCAATCGTTCTGCTGCGCTCTCAAGATACCGGATCATCCACTTCGGGATGCTCTTTATCTCTCGCGCCCGCTCAAGAGCCTGATCGACGGCAGCCTTGGCTCCAGTTACCCGCGCAACCTGCATGTTCAGGCGGTGGTATTCACTCGCATCATAGCCGTCTAGTGCGTTACTCATGGCTGTCCTCCGAGATAGCGCGTAAGGCTTTCACGGCCCGCTCCAATATTAACTCGACCTCATAGATTGCCTGCGGTCCGCCCGCTGGTCTTGCGTTGGCGGCGATTATGAACGCTCGGTTCACTTCGGTTGCTTGCTCGCCTACGGCTTCCCGCACCTTCGCCGCCTCCTGCGGTGTCACGGTAAGGGCGGCGATAGCGGCGCGGGCTGCGCGGAAGTCATCCTCCGTCAAGTCACGAACCAGCCAAGCTGATCGAAGGGCATCTATCGGTTGCGCGATATGCCCTTGATGCACCGGCGCAGATTCCACTACGTCCCAAAACTGGTCATACCCATCACGCTCTACTTGCTCAGTCATTGGTAGCTCCTTCGATAAGGGCGAGGATTGCATCTACTTCGATGTCTAGGTGTGAAATGATCGCGCTCCATGTGCTGGCTATATCCCTAGAACCAAGCTCATATGCCTCACGCATTTTCTTGCGGGCGACTTCGGCATGGTCTCGGATATGCTGAGCCGCCTCCCGCAGCGCGTCATTGCGGGCGATTCTAGCTTTAGCGGTTTTGCGCTGTGCCACGTCAAACCATAAAACGGCCTCCTCTGTTGAAACACTAAGACTTAGCTCCAGCTCCTTGATGCGCTCGGCTTGGGCGCGGTGTTCTTCGTCCAGCGCGTGCCATGCGGCTTTCCAATCAAACGCCTCGCTTGAAATATCCACGGTCATGCTTCACCTCGTGCTTTTTTCAAATCGGCCAATAGCGCGGCCTTGTCTGCGGTCAGGCGTTCCACCACCTTCCACAAGCGGTTAATCTCGGCCTGCTTCTTGGCGTTGCGGCCCTGCTGGATAGACAGGTTGCGTTGCATCACTTCGTTGGTCGGGGTCATTTCCATGCGCCTTTCTCAAATTGCCGGATCAGGGTGTTCCCCGTTGCCCGCAATACATCGTCAAAGCCCCATTCCGCGTCGTTAGAGCGGCGGTCGAGCGCGTCATGGCAGTTGCTGCAAGCGAAGATGCCGAGATAGTCAGGCGGCTTCTGTGCGGTGCCTGCCCAGCCAAACATGCGGATATGTGCCAGCACGGTTGTCTCAGGGTCGTGGTTGCAGCAGGACAGGCGCAGTTGGCAGTCCTCGCCACGCGCGGCGGTGCGGGCTTTCGTGGTGCCTGCCGACTTGCGGCGCATGGGGGTGCGGCGGAGGGGCTTGTTCATGCTGCCACCCGCTGACGGCGCATTGCCGCTTTCGCGCGTCCATCGCACCACCTGTTGACGTATGAGCGGGCGTCCGCAACATCGGTATGGCCGCGAACATGGCGGGCGGTGTAATTAAGGCCGAGAATGCCAGCCGATGCAGCGGCGCGGGTGAACCCGTCCTTCAGGTGCTGCTTTTTAGTCCGGCCTTCGACCATGTGAACCACGGCCAAGCAATCCGTTTGCAGTAAAATCGTGGTCGCGCCATGCTGCTTTGCCAGCCAAATGCCGTTGATAGCGGCAAGCATTTCCGCCTGCATTGCAGTCCTGACAGGGGTCTTGAACTCGGCGTATTTCTTGATCGGCGTGTCCATGCCGTCTATGCGTATCCAAGCGGCCCATCCTGCGGCCTTAGTGCGGGGGCAAAAGCTGGCGTCTGTGATTACTGTGGCCCTCATTGGTTGCGCTCCGTTGGCATGGTCAGGACAACGCCAAGGCTCCGAAAGTGGGCCGCTACGGCGTCGAGGTATTGCGTCTTCTGCTTGGTCGTCATTTGGCGGGTTACTCCGAAGTCAAACGGCACCATCATCAGGCGCAGCTTTTGCTCATAGGGCAGGGGGCGGATTACGGCGTCATACTCGGCGGCGAAGTGTTCGTTCTCGGCGCGTAGGATCGGGATGCCGAAGTGCAACTTGGCGTATCCGCGAAAGCCCTCTGCGGTGTCGGTGCCTAGCTGTTCGGCGGCTTCCAGCATCCAGCGGCGTTGAAGCCTGTTCTGCTCGGCGCTGCGCCCCTTGCCCGCTGCAATGCTGGCGGTAAACGGCAGGTCACGCGCTCTTAGAAGGGCGATCAGGCTGTCTAGCTGCTCTGGGTTGGTCACGGTTCGCGTTGCCATCTAGTGCGTCCTTCTTTGCCTTTGCCGCTGCGATCAATTCGGGGTCGTTTCGGTAGGTGTCGCCAAGATTATTCGCCCACCACTCCCGCAACGCTTTCACGCTGCGGGCGCTGTTTATCCGGCGGATCAGGTAGGCCCGCCCGTGGGGTGTCACCGCCATTCAGGGGCGACCCCAGACTTTCGATTTGATGCCCCGTAGCATTTGCTTGAGCAGTATTTTTGCGCCTTATCCCTGCGGCGGAAGTCCGACCCGCAATGAATGCACCTTTTGATTAGAGGGGCCTTTAGCTTGGATGCCTTGAACTTCGGCGCGTTCAGGTTCTCTTTCTGGGTGCCCCATTTGAGGTTTTCGGGGCGATTGTTTAGAGCGTCTTCATCCTTGTGGATAACAACCGCAGTCTCAAAGGGTTTAGGGCCATGGAACGCCTCGCAAACAAGCTGGTGAACCTTTCGCGGCGCTTGCCTCCGGTGATCGTCATACCTTTTCACCATGACAAGCCTGTATTCATGTCGCGCTGTCTTCGAAGATTTCGAAACATTCCCAAGCCGAGGCTCCGGCGCGTAAAGTCGAAACCCTCCATTTGGCAGGGGCGCATAACCCGGTGCCAGCAGGACTCTACCCCACGAACTTGCCAGAACCCCCGGCTCACTTGGCACAGGTTTCCAGATTTCGGTTCCGAGATGTTGTGAATCATCCCCCCTGGGGGTTATCTGTTCGATAGCCATAAGCGCCCTCCATTGGCGACATTGGTTAGGTTGGCAGGGGGTGGTGAGAGACCCCCTGTCTGCCGCCTTATTGTAAGCTAAATCAAACATTTAGACAACCTTTTTGCGGTATTTCATCACCTAAAAAGGGATGGAATCGTCTAGGTCGCGGTTGCTTGGCTGTCCGCCCCCTCCGTATCCGCCCTGCTGCTGGCCCCCGCCTTGGGATTGCTGCCCGTCACGCTGGCGCGGCTCAAACATCGACACCATAATCATATCGCCGTTACTATCGACGCCCGCCGGGTTGAACGTCTTTTTCAGCAGCATGAATTGGCCGTTGTCATTGCGCAGAACCTTGCCCACGTTTTCATAGCGTGACTTGGTTTGCCCGTTGCTTTCGTATTCGCCAGTTTTCACTGCGAGGTCATAGACGTGTGTAGTAGCCATTATGCGGCGTCCTTTTCTTCTTCGGTGATTGCGCCCATGCGGGCTGTGTATGCAGCGTTAAGTTCGTGCTGCATCGGTTCGGGTAGCTTGGCGAAAGTCGCGGTAAACGCCTTGTGCTTCCAAAGCCCGTCCAGTTCGTCGGGGTTGGTTTGCCTGTTGATTGCCGCAAGCATCCGGTCGCGGTTCTCCGTTGCGTCAAACGGGGTGCCGACCTCGCGGGCGCTCTTGTCTTTGTCATAGAGAGCTAGTCCGAATGTGTTGCCGAAGCTGCGAAGCGCGCGTTTAAGCGCGTCTGTCTCGGCCTCTTTCACGGCGCTTTCGATCACGTCGCCTGCGTTCTCCGGCTTGCCGTTGCCAACGCCCACGGCCAGCCCTTCGCGGGTTACGCCATCGACGTTGACGCGAACGGCGCAGAGGTAGGAGCAACGAAGCTGCGTATATGGCCCGTCGCGGCCCTTCAATTCGACCTCGCCATAGTGCGTCCGCTCCAGCCGTTCGACGGTATAAGACCAGCCGTTAAAGCCGAAGATGCGGTTGGCCTCACGGATCACGTGCAGCCCGTCCACATACTCGCCGTACTTGCCTTGTGGCGGCGGCTTGATAGCTTTCGGATCAAGCGGGGCTTTGAGTTGTTCGGTTACGGTTTCCCAGTTCATTTGCTTTCCTCCTGCGCCGCTTCAATGCGGGCGTCATATGCGGCCACCAGAGCGCGGCAGCGGTTCACAAAGGGCGTCAGTTCGGCCAAGTCCCAGCCATCACCCATGCGCAGGCTCTTGGTGATCCATTCGAGCGGCTGTAGGGCTATGCTGTGGAAGGCGTCACGGCGGCCAAACGTGCGGTTGGGGGGCAGGTCTTTCATGGGTAGACCCCGTATTTCTCGCAGGCTGCGGTGATTGCGTCATTCACCAGCCGATGAACCCGGTTAGGGATGAATGCCACGTCTCCGCCTTGCGGGTGCTTTGCGTAGTCAGCCATGAGCCGGTCCATTATCTCGCCGCGTATCTGTGCTGGCGTAGGGTGGCGCGTGACTGCGGGTGTGAAGTCGGCAGCGTGTTTCATGTCAGCACCGCGCCGATGTGCAGGGGGCGAAAGTCGCCTCCCATCGCGCGTGTTCACTGCGGGCGTCGATGTGGTGCAGCAGAACCGCAATGCCCAAGCCGATGATAACAGCCATAGCAAAGCCGAATGTGGGCGCGGGGGCGTCTTGGTCGCGGACTGCGCGGGAAGGCTGTGAGGGGGTGATCATTCCATAATTCCTTCATTGCAGGCGGTGCACTTGGCGTGGATGTGGTTATTGACGCCGATAGCGCAGGAAAGCCGGAGGGCACCTTTCTCTCCGCACCATGGGCAAGTCGCTTTGGCGCTTCTGTGCTGCCCGTCGATCATCTTTCGCTTGAGCCGGTTAATTGCCTCCATACCGCCCATGATGCGGTCCATATGCTTAGACATTGCCTCACGGTCGGCTGCGACTTCAGCTTCTGTTTTTCTGTCAACCTGCGGGCAATTAAAGAGTGGCTTTTCGTCGCCAATCTTGGTGCAAGGCAGGCGCAGTGCGATGCCATGCTCTGACCCGCCATTGCAGCGGACGGCCCACGCTCTAACGTCTCTGCCAATGGCACATGACGGGCGGTCGTCGGGGTACATGCCGAGAAAGTGGCGGCAGCGTTGCGCGGTCATTGCAGCGTCTCCCCGTGAACTTGCTCAATCCAGCAAACTGCCTGCGTTCCAAGCATTGCGAGCGCCCCATAGCCGGTGTAAAATAGCGTCAGCCCGTCTTCTTCGATCGACAGGCCGATCATGGTGGCCTGCGTCTGCCCGTGGTCGGTTGCGTGCTCAAAGAAGGCTGTCACAATCGCGCCTTCCTCGTTCTCAGGATCGCTCCGCTCGTTCCATGCGTCTGTTACGTCGCATTCACTGTCAGACAGCGGGGCTTGCTTGAGATACATCGGCGCGGGCTGTGATAGCGGCACCGGTGGGATAGGCTGGTGAAGGGTCATACGCGCCCCCCAACTCTAAGAAACCCATTTTCATCTCCAAAGTGTTCACGCGCGGCAGCATCCAAGTCCCTCAGAAACCTAACCGTCGCCAACTTACTGTGCGCCACCCCTTCGCCGCCCTCGCCAACGATAAGCTCGTGAGTGGTGAACTTGTGGCCGCATTCGAGGCACAGCTTGAGTCGCGCCCTCAGGATCGGCTTTTTTTTCGGGCGGCTATCAACCGTCTTGAGGTTGTCTAGGTTGCAATTCGGGCAAGTCATGCTGCGTTCTCCTGTGCGTGTTGCGCCGCGATCTGGCGGCATTCCTGCGCGGTCCCGGTATGCTTGGCACCGCTTGGCAGGATCAGCGTGTAAACGTCACTCAGCGGGCTGTGCTGCTGCTCTGCTGCGTAGCCTCCGGGGGCGGTGAACAGCCCGTCGCCTTGGGCGGTCCAGCGGGGGGTCATTGGGTTGCCTCTGCGCATAGTGCGTTAGGGCCGGGGGTCATGTACTCTTGGCCCGCAAAGCATCGGTCGCTATCGGGGCCAATCCCGGCGCAGACAGCGCAAGCAACAACGCTAGGCTCGCCGGTCGGTCGCATCTTCCGGCGCTTGACCTTGATGATTAGGTCTTTGTTGCGGAAAACATCTTCGGCCAGTAAAGGATCTTCGTCGGACTCTAGGCTCTCGCCAGCGTCAACCTTAACGACATAGGCGTTCCCGTTTGCTGTCTCCGAAATGACCGTGCCGAGAAAGCGAAGTTCATAACTGTCGCATTCGCCGTAGTGGTCCGGCTCTCCGAGCGCCCACCACTGGAATGAAACGCGTTGACCCGTGTGGTAAAGAGGGGAGCGTGCGGCGCAGTTGAACTTGATCGACGTGACGCCAAGCCCCTTGATGCTGTCGCGCAAAGCCTCTCGGCGCTCGCACTTCTTGCCCTCAAGGATGCATCCGTTGCATGTGCGGTAATGGGTCACGACGCCACCGCCTGCGCCGCACTAGGGGGCGTCTGCTCGTCGTCTACGCGGTGCCAGTCTGCTTGGGATAGCGTGACGGTCCGCGCTTCGAGATTGCGGTGGTAGCGGTCAAAGGCCCGCAAGCCTGCCTCCGTGAGTGCGAGGAAGCTGGCGGGGTCGTTGGTGTCGAAGGCTGAATGTTTCACGACACGCTCCCTTCAAGGCTGGCTTGCTTAGAAGCGGGAAGTGCAGAAACATGGGCCGCAAATTCTGCGACGTTCCGTTGGGCGGCGTCCGACACGATGCCGGAAACCATCTCGATCAGCGGCTGCATCATTTCTTCGGGGATGATCGTCTCAACCGACGCCTCCCGGCTGCTCAGCTTGACGACAGCTTGCAGGGGGTTGTCCTCCGCTATCGCCTTCCAAGAGTATTTCGACTTGATTGTCAGTTCAGTGATTTGCATTGCGTTCTCTCCATGTGCCTTGTGGCTGGCCGTTGTGGCCTGTATGGACAAGGTAGCGTGCCATTTGGCACATTGCAAGAGAAAAATGTGACTATTGGCACATCATCTTAGTTAACAAAGAAATGGACATAACTAGAACGCCGCCCTAGTCTGTCCTTATTCAATCAGAAGGTGTGGGGATTTTAGTACATGCAGCACGTCGATAAGTTAGACGAACCAGACGTTAAAGCGCTGATGGTGTGGATTAATCAGCGACTTGAACGCCGCGCCTTTGCAGGATCGCCCGCGCTTGAATCTCAAGTAATTCTGCTTCGTCAGAACTCAACATTCCAGCAAGGCTGTTCAGGCGGCTAACCGACGCGCCTTCATCCATGTTTATGAACTGCTCAACAGTTTTCCCGTAATATGCGGCAATAAGTATGGCGTTCTCAACAGCTGTCGACGACTTCTTTTGAACGTCTCGGCCCCGGCCAAGCAGCTTGTTGATAATGTCACGAGAAACGCCAGTTTTCCGCGCAAGGTCGGCGATGGTCGTGCCGTCGCGTTCCATGTGCCATTCGAGAGCGGTGCGAAAATCTCTGTCCATGCAGTGATTTAGACTGCCAATGGGCATATTGCGCAATGTGGCAATTGGCACTTGCTTTTCCTCGTGCCTTTTGGCACATTGCGAAGTATGAATGATCTTCACAAGCTCCTCCGCAAAGTCGAGACGTATGCAGAAAGCACCGGACTTACACCGGAGGCTGTTTGCCGCGCCGCAACCCGCAACCCGCGCCTATATGATCGCCTGAAACGCCGCGCCGCGCAAACGGATGCAGATGTTTCTAGGCTGGAAAAGTTCATGCGCAGTAATCCTCCTGAGAAGGGGGCAAGTGCCGCCCGGCACAAAGAAGATGTGAATGCAAGCACTTCTTCGCAAGGGGTGTAGCGCAATGACCACACGCCAATGCCGGTACTGCTGCACAATCTTCTCAGCCGATGAATGCCCGACCTGCGCCGAGGTTCACGCTTCGGGCAAGCGCACTCACCCGCCTCACTTCATCCCCAAGGATGGCGGGACGAAGCGCGGGGCGGTGTCCTTGGACGTGCAAGAGGGCAATTGGGAGGAATGGCGTTGAGCATGACCCCCACAGCATCCGAGGCGCGGCGGCACGTTACCGCGTCATTCATGGCGCTCCTCCCTGCGCATTCGCCTGCGCCAACTTGCGGGGCTGGCTTCGGCTGGCCCCGTCCTTTCATCACATCACAGGAGCTTTGAGCATGTCGAGTTCGATTGAAATTCGCGCGGATGGCACAGTCATTCAGCAATACCTCCCGATTGGCGAAATCAAGTTTCACAGCCCGTTCCCTTCCGAGTTCAAGGGCGAGTGGTTCCGCGACGAGGTTGACGACGAACTAGAAGCGCAGGTTGGGGGCCTTGAAGCCGAAGTTAAGGAATTGGGCGACGAGATTGACGAGTTGCGCGACGAGGTAAGAGCCGCAGAGGAAGACCGGGACGCGGCTGAAAGCCTGCTTTCCGCTCTGCGCGATGAAGTCCGAGCTTTCTTGACCGCTGGCGACTTTGCTGACGATGCGGTTGCCCGCCTGCAAGAAGCGCTGGAGGCATCGGAATGACCCAGCACCTAACCAACGCACCGCTAGAGGGCAGTAACCTCGCATCCCGCATGTCGCTGACCATGGCAGGGCAGATCACATGGGTTGACCTGTCTAAGCGCCAGACCTGCACGGCCTGCAAATTCTATCAGGATGGCAAGGTCACGCAGGGCAAGTCTAAGGGCTTTGGCCGCTGCGCTCTGGTTAAAGCCCACACGCGGAAACCGGGGGCGCTGTTTGACGGCCCTCGCGCACGTGCCTGCACCAAGTTTGAGGGCAAGTAGTGACCCAGACCGACCAAATCCTCTCCGCCCTCAAGGCAGGCCGTCACATCACGCCGATGGACGCGCTGCGGGAGTTCGGCTGCTTTCGCCTTGGGGCGCGTGTGTATGACCTCAAGCAAGCTGGCCACAAGATCCACACCGCCCGCGTCGAGACAGACACCGGGGCGCGGGTCGCAAGCTATTCGATGGAGGCGCAGGCACATGGCTAGACGCGCGGCAAAGGTAGACAGCAATCAGGCCGAGATCATGCAGGCGCTACGAAAGGCCGGGGCATCCGTCCAGCCGCTGCATGGCGTTGGCATGGGTTGCCCTGACCTGCTGGTGGGCTTTCGCGGGGCCAACCTGCTCATGGAGATCAAAGACGGCGACAAGGTGCCTTCTGCGCAGAAGCTGACAAGCTGGCAGGAGAAGTGGCACCGCGTATGGTGTGGACAGGCTTGCGTTGTCACCAGCGCGGAAGATGCCCTCGCCGTTCTTACCGCAAACGAAAAAGGACCGAAGCTGTTCGAGCAGCCCCGGTCCTCAAATCAAACCCAGCTATGAAAGGAATGGGTATGACGCTTGAGAAGCAATATGACGATTCTGTCGTAAAATTCAAGGACAATTGGAAGTCGGTGGGTGCTCTTGCCGCTGAATTGGTCGCGAAGGCCAAGGCAGGCGGCAAATGAGCAATCGCGGACACAATGAAAACGCCGTGCGTCTGAGCATGTTGGCAGATGAAGCCAAGCAAGGCTTGGAGCGTGTCACTCAAGGCGAGGAAAACAGTATAGGCGGGTGGCTTGCTGTTGGCTTTGCGCTGAATGAGGCACGGGCAATCTTCCGGGGCGATCGGGAGTTTGGAGAGTGGGTCGCGCTGTGCCAACTTGACACAGCGGATCGTCACGACCGCGCTGCCGCCATGTGGGCCGCAGCCAACGCCGACCAGTTCGAGGAGGCCCGCCAGCGCGGCAACCCTCGCACCATTCGCGGCATCCATGCCAAGTGGAAAGAGATCGAGGCCGAGCGCGAAAAGGCTGCGCACGATGAAGCTATGCGAATCCGGGCCGAGGAAGATCGCAAGGCGGCAACGGAACGGGCCGAGGCGGCAAAAGCTGAGGCCGAGAAGAAAGCGGCTGTAGAGGCTGAGGCAAAACAGGCTTTGGAAACCGCAAGCGACGACGCTGAGCGGCAAGAGGCAGAGGCGCGGGCCGCTGAGGCTGCGCAAGAGCGCGAAAAGGCGGAGCAAGAGGCGACAGAAGCCGTTGCGTCTATCCCTGCCGACGATCCAGAGCCGGAACCGGAACCCGACCCCTACGGCTATGCCAAGCTGACCGATGAAGCGTTGCTTGATCTTGCTAACGGGTTGCGGGCCGATCTCGACGACGAAACCGCCAAGCGCAAAGCGGCAGAGGCCGAAGCCAAGGCACTCAAGGCACAACTGCGAGACTTTGAAGGCAACGACAAGGACGCTGTTATTCGCCGCCTGCAAGCATCGGTAAAGAACGCCGAAAACGCCAAATGGAAAGCGCTGGAAGATCGGGACGCCTTCAATCGCCAGCTTTACGCGGTGAAAAAGGAGCGTGACGCGGCATTGAAGGGGGCGTCGAAATGATGAATTTCACACCCCCAAAGGAAATTTGCCTGCGCGACTATCAGTCGACCGCAATCGAGGGCTTGCGTGATGGAATCCGGGGCGGAAAGAAGCGCCTCATTCTTTGCGCAGGAACCGGTGCTGGGAAAACGCTCACGGCGGCGCATCTGCTAAAAGAAGCGAGCCACAAGGGCCGTTATGCGCTGTTCATCGTCGACCGTGTGGCGCTGGTGGACCAGACAAGCGCGGTGTTCGATGAATACGGCATCCCGCACGGCATTGTGCAGGGTATCAATGACCGCTGGTTGCCGAATGAGAACGTCCAAATTTGCAGCGCCCAAACGCTCGCAAAACGCCGCCTTCCGCGTGACCCTGACCTGATCGTCGTCGACGAGTGTCACGCTCAATATAAAGCAACGCTGGAATACATGGCTAAGTATCCCGACGCGGTGAAGGTTGGCTTGACCGCTACGCCATTCACGAAGGGTATGGGCGAGCATTGGGACGATGTGGTGAACGTCATTCCAACTCGGCAACTGATCGACGCAGGCCACCTGATCGAGCCGAAAATCTATGTCGCCAAGTCGCCTGACGACGCTGACCTTGGCGTAAAAAGCAACGGCGAGTTTTCCGACAGCAGCGCCACGGCGGCAGGCATCCAGATCATCGGTGATGTGGTTTCAGAGTGGGTTGGCAAGACTAACGAGCATTTTGGCGGGCCTGCGAAAACCATCGTCTTTAGCCCCACGGTTGAGCATGGCCGGGAGTTGTGCGCCGCCTTCAAAGAGGCCGGGTTCAACTTCCAACAGATCAGCTACATGGACAAAGACGACAGCGAGCGGGCCGAGAAGATTGCCGAGTTCCGCAAGCCTGACAGCAGCATCATGGGGCTGGTGTCGTGTGGCGTTCTAACCAAGGGCTTTGACGTGCCAGACGTGAAAGTCGGCATTTCCTGCAAGCCGTACCGGAAAAGCCTTTCCAGCCACATGCAGGAAATCGGGCGCATCATGCGAACGCATCCTGACAAGAGCCTAGCCCTATGGCTTTGCCACTCAGGGAATATTGAGCGGTTTGCCTTGGACACTTTCGACGTGTGGGAAAACGGCGCGGGCGAATTAGACAAGTCGACCAAGAAAGACAGCCAGCCCCGCGAGCGCAACGAGGTCGAGCGGGAAAAGGTGGTTTGCCCGGAGTGCAGCGGCGCAATGCGCGGCCCGACCTGCACGGTATGCGGTTTCGAGAAGCCCGCACGTTCTGGCATCCAAGTCGTCGAGGGTGAGTTGCAAGAGTTCAGCATGAAGTCTGCGATGCAGCCCCGCGCTGGCCTTCGCGCTGAGTGCCTTAACGAGCCTCGCAGGGTTTGGGAAGCCGCTCTTGCATACACGTCTGAGAGGACACGCAAGGGCGAGCAGCACGCCCGCAAATGGGCCTACGGGATCTTCCGGGGGGTGTACCCGACAAGCAAGCTACCCTTTGGCTGGTTTGACATGAGCATCCCGCCTGCCGGGGCCGTCAGGCAAGACGCCTATTCTCTTGTCGACCGGGAAACCCGGCGGTTTCGCAGGAGGGGTGCAGCATGACCAAGCATTCCCCGATCGACATTAGTGCAATCCCTGACGCCGCACATTGGCGTATGGTGCGCGAAGGGCTGAGCGTGTCCATAGACGCCGCCAGCAAGATGCAGGACGGGCAGAGGGCGCTAGGAGAGGCTCTTAGCGCCGCCCTAGACACGGTGGCCGCTGGTGCGCCGCGCTATGAGGCGTTTGGCGATATGCGCGAGACCGCTCGATGGTGGGCAGACTGCGCAACCCCCGTTGAGATTGAAATTTACCTATCCGTAATCCTGCGCCGCCTCGACGCGCTCAACAAGCATGGGCTGTCTGAATTGGCCCGTAAGCGCGTGTTCATGGGGCTGTGGGAAGCGATGGGCAAAAAGGGCCAGAAAGCGTTTCTGGCGAAGGTGTCCAAATGAGTTTCACGGCAATCAAGAACGCGCTTTCAAACATCCCCAAGGCAAAGGTTAGCCCCAGTGCCAAGCTGGTGCTAATCGCCCTTTCCAGCCGACACAATCAGGAAACGGGCCGCTGCGACCCCTCTATTGAGACCATTGCCAGCGATACCGGGCTGTCAGATCGGGCCGTGATCTACAGCCTGCGCCAGCTAGAAGCTGAGAAGCTAATCACGACGACGCACCGCACCATCCGAACGGGCCGGGGCAAGCGGAATATGAGCAACCGATACCGCCTAAAGGGTGGTGCAAAATTTGCATGTGGGGTGGTGCAGGATTTGCAGACTAAACAGGAATATACGCCGAGCGCTTTCGACGACTTGGCGATGCTGGTGGAGGACGGGAATTATGATTGACCGTCTGCACCCAGCGGAGGGCGAGGATTGCTTAGAAAAGGCGAACTTTGCCAGTGGAGCGCACCATCTGAAACGCTCTCACCCCATTCTAAGCAATTCAACCCTAGCCAAGAAGATCAACGTGGGAGGAAGGGAAAGCAGCATGAGCAACCGAGGTTTTGACGAGCACGGCAACTACGGAGCCAACAACGGCCCGCTACCGCCCACCAAGCCAGCACCAGAGAAGGACGCCAAGCAATGACATTCGCAATACGCCACCACACCGAACAACTACACCGCAAGGCGACCAAATGCGCCCCGGTGTTCACTCTGCGCAATGAGCCTTACCCAGAGCACTACGAGGCGGCATACGCAAAGGCCATGCGGGCGCTTGTCACACGTGAGACAGAAGGCAGGCCCACGGGCATTATATCAGAGCAGCGCATGAATAAGAAGCTGCGGGACGAGCGCGTTCTATCCGTGATGAAGGACGGGCGCTGCCGGACGCTGGATGATGTTTGCCGCAAGCTGGGCATTGACTGCAAGTCGGAGCGAGAGAACGTACGCAATTCTTTGCAGGCTCAAACGAAGGCGGGCGAGTTATCGACGTCACGCATTTTTGACCGAAAGTCGCATATCACGGTCTGGTCCCTATCCCGCGAACCCCACGTCTCCTGCAAGGACCGGATAGCGGCGGCGAAGGCGGAAGCCCATGGGTAAGCGCAGCAACTTCGACCGCATCCCGCGTGACTTCTATCCTACGCCTTTCGAGGCCGTGAAGCCGCTTGTCGCGCATCTGGAATATGGCACCGCGTTTGTAGAGCCATGCGCGGGCGACGGGGCGCTTGTGCGGCATCTGGAGCATGTCGGCATGTCCTGCCAGTGGGCCTATGACATTGAACCCCGCGCCGACTTCATTACGCAGGCCGACGCGCTGGAACTGGACCGCGACCAATGCTGCGGCACCTCGGCAGATTGCATCATCACAAACCCGCCATGGGATCGCAAGCTGCTGCACCCGATGATTGAGGCGTTCAGCTTCGCGCAGCCCGCTTGGCTGCTGTTCGATGCCGATTGGATGCACACCAAGCAATCCGCCCCCTACATGCCGTGGCTTCGCAAGGTCGTGAGCGTGGGGCGCGTGAAGTGGATTCCTGACAGCAAAATGACCGGGAAAGACAACTGCGCTTGGTATCTTTTTGACCAGCGCGGGCAGGGTGCAACCGAATTTTACGGGAGGTTGGCGGCATGACCCCCGCGCAGCGCATCCACCAGCTAGAGCGAGACAACGCCAAGCTACGGCAGCAGGTCGAGACGCAGACCCGCACGGTGGAGAAGTATCGGCGGCAATTCATGGGCATCAAGCGGCGGCTGGCGAAAGAACGGGGCAGGTCGGTGCCGATGCAGGAGTTAATCAATTGGTTGCGGGCGCGGAACGCGGAACTGGAAGACCCCAAGGGGCAGGCAGAAAGGTTTTTCAAAGATGGCGAGACGTAAGAAGGCAGCACAGAAGAAAACGCCCGTGACAGTGGCCGCGATGCCTGAGCATTGGGACATGGGCGCACGGGGTCCGGCAAACCGCCTTCACCTCGTGCAAGAGCCTGTGACGTGGACAAACGAAAAGGGCGAGCAGGTGAACCCCAACAACGTAAAGCGGATGCGCCGGGTGGACATGCTCCAGAAGTACCACAAGGACGGGGTGATTGATAATCGCCAGCTAACTGCCGGGGCGACACTGCGCGATGCATGGGCCAAGACCGAAATGGGGCAGGGCAAGGACTACAGCGACCCCGTAGTGGACAGCAGCCCCAAGCCGGACCAAGCGATTGATATACGCATAGACCGCATGAGCGCCTATCTCAGCGTGTCTAAGCTGGTCGCGGCAGAGGACAAGGCAATCTTGCAGGCGGTGGCCTGTGAGGGCCGCGCTGTGGCCCATCTGCGCGAGTATCGCTACAAGGCGGTGCCGAAGGGGAAAGAGCATCTGGCAGCGGCGCTTGATCGGCTGGCGGATAAGTTGGAGCGGAAGGCCAGATAGGAGCGAAGGCATGTTTGGCAGAAAAGTTAAGTACATTCGTCGCCTCACCCGACCGCAGTGCCCCTTCCGGCGATTTGCGTGGGTGCGCGGCGGTTTCGAGTTCTGGGCGTATCGCGGTGGACCTGCCCTGTATGTGTGGGTTCCTTCCGGTCAGTCCAAATAGGAGGCTTTCTGAGCCAATTGACCGACGACAAAGAATCGCATAATCGCGCGCGCGGGGTTGACTGCACCTCTTAAACGTGGGAGTGTGATTTATCGCAAGAGGTGGCGGGAATGCTGCCTTTTGTGATTATGGCGCGGACTCGCCTGACCGTCCCGATAGTAAGAGCGAAGGTCTTTAATCATCGCCCCGCGCTTTCTAAGCCGCTTTCTGGTGGCGTCACTAGGTCGGGAAGCTCGACTGAAACTTGCAAGTTAGTGGCGTCTCCAGAGCGCGTCTGGCATTACCCCATGTGGCAGCATGATAACCCGGCAAGCGTCAGTAGCATAAGCTCGCCGGGGCGCGTTCAAACACATTCGCTGCTATGAACCGCTTGGGCAAAGGCAGCAACGGGGCGAACGCAAGGCCGCTATCCCAAGCCATGAGCCGGATACCCCACCATACGACACGCGCCTCTGCACTTGGCTACGGCCTCGGACATGCGCGGGTCATTTGGGGCCCGGCCCTTTGCGTCAATAAAATAAGGCCATTAGCGGCAAAATGTGGCGATATAGGCCATATGGGGCCCGGTCATTTTCTCAGCGCACATAGGCGCAACGCGGCGGCGATACGCACCACGGGCGGGAAGCCCACAACCTCCAATAACTGAGGCGACACGATATGGCAGAGCGTGCACTAACGCTAAAGCAAGAGGCGTTTGCACTGGCCTATTTCGAGACAGGCAACGCCGCAGAGGCATACCGCCGCTCGTATGATGTGGAGGATAATGCCCGCGATGAGTGGATCTATGTCGAGGCAAGCCAGCTTCTAGACAACCCTAAGATAGCCCAAAGGCTTGAGGCGCTTTCTGAGCAGGCGGCGCAGCTTTCAATCTACACCCGACATAGGGCAATGGAGGAACTGGAAGAGGCGCGGCTTGAGGCGAAGAAAAACGCGCAGTCGTCGGCAATGGTCGGGGCGACAACGGCCAAGATCAAACTGCTTGGACTGGATAAGCCTAGCCGTTTGGAGGTCAGCAGCCCAGACGGCAGCATGACACCAGCGCCTGCCGTGGTCCTATCCAACCTGTCGGATAAGGAGTTGAAGCAACTTGAACGCCTTACCAACAAAGCAGCAAATTCAGACGGAGTGGGCAAGACGTAAGACGCTTGCATTCGCCAAGCACTTCTTTCCGGCCCGTGAGGGTATGGAGTTTATCGAGGGGCCGCACCACGCGGTGATCGGTGATGTGCTGGACGATGTTCTGGCGGGCAAGCGGCACCGGGTGATCATCACGCTTCCGCCGGGGTACACGAAAACAGAGGCGGCGGTGGTTAACTTCATTGCCCGTGGGTTTGCGATCAACCCGGCAAGCCGTTTTATACACGCCACGTTCTCTGACGATCTGGCGCGCGAAAACAGCGACAAGATCAAGGGACTGATTGAACTGCCCGAATTTCGGGAAATGCAGACGGTCACGATCAAGACAGACACTAGCGCGAAAGACCGCTGGAAGACGGATCAGGGCGGCGGGATGCTTGCCAAGGCGGCAGGCGGACCAATCACCGGCTTTAGGGCAGGGCGCATGGATAAGGACGCCTTCACCGGCGCGCTTGTCATTGACGACCCACTAAAGCCCGACGACGCATTCAGCCCCGCCAAGCGGGCAGCGGTTAACAAGAGGGCGACTAACACCTTCCGCAGCCGCCTAGCGCATGAGCGGGTGCCTATCGTTGTCATTATGCAGCGCCTACACGGTGACGACTTCGTGGGGCATTTGCTCAAAGGCGGCACGGGCGAGGTTTGGGATCACCTAGACCTGCCCGTTCTGATCGACAAGAGCGCTGACTACCCGGCGGAATGGACGCACGGCAGGCCGATAGAACACAACCTGCCAGACGGCCCCCTATGGCCCGCAAAGCAGGACGCAGAGCAGATCGAGGTGCTACGGGCAGACGCCTACACTTTCGCAAGCCAGTACATGCAGCGACCCGTTTCTATCGAGGGTGCGCTGTTCGATATGAGCGGGGTTCGCTGGTACGTTGAGGGCGACCTGCCGGAGATCGACTATTACCGCATGTACGCGGACACGGCTCAAAAAACGGGCGAACGGAACGACTACTCTGTCATAGAGCTATGGGCCAAGTTCAAGGGCGGCGGTGCAGGCCTGATCGATCTGGTGCGCGGCAAGTGGGAAGCGCCCGACCTTGAAAAGAGCGCGATGGCCTTCTGGCAGAAGCACAAAGACGCCGGGCGGAATGTTCGTGGCCTCTGGGTTGAGGACAAGGTTTCAGGCACCGGGCTGATCCAGTCACTCAAGCGCCAAGGCATCCCGGTTCAGGGCATCCAGCGCAACACGAAAGACAAGTACACGCGCGGTCTCGACGCTGCCCCATGGGTCGCAACCGGCCAAGTGTGGCTGCCCAAAGACGCGGCGTTCACGGAAAGCTTGAGGTACGAGATGCAGACATTTGACGGCCTCGGCACCGGCTTTGACGATCAGATTGACCCGATGATGGACGCTATCGCGGACATGCTGGGTGGTTACGGCTTCTCCTATGAGGGCGCATTATAATGCAGATGTTCGACAGCCTGCGCAATGTCGTCGCCAATCTCGGCACGACCCGCGACAAAGGTGGGCAGGCCGAGTATGTGCCGGGGACGCATAACCGTCAGCAGCTATGGGCCGCTTATCAGGCATCTTCGCTTGTGCAGCGCGTCATTGACCTGCCCGCAGAGGACGCTTGCCGGGAATGGCGTGAATGGCAGGCCGAAAGCGCCGATATTAGCGCGATAGAGGCCACTGAGGCCCGTTTAGGGGTGCAGGGTAAGGTCTTGGAGGCATCGCGCCTAGCGCGGCTCTACGGCGGCTCTGCTATCCTGATCGTAACGAACGAAAAAGACATGGCCAAGCCGCTCAACCCGGCAAACCTCGGCAAGGATGGGGTGAAGTATCTCACGGTACTGAGCGACACCGACCTGAGCGCGGGTGAGCAGGAACTTGACCCCCGCAAGCCGTGGTTTGGGTCACCCAAGGAATGGTCACTGGCGGTTGGGAATGAAATTACGCCAACTATTCACCCGTCTCGCCTTGTGGTGTTTCACGGCATCCAGCCAATGGCCGACCGTCAGAATACGAACGTAGGCGGCTGGGGCGATAGCGCACTGGCGGGTATGATCGACGCTGTAAAGCGCGTGGATGAAGTGGCGGGCAACATCCTGTCATTGGTCTATGAGGCCAAGATTGACGTAATCAAGATTCCTGACCTCATGCGACAGCTTGAGCAGGGCGGCACTAAATTTGAGCAACAGCTTCTTCATCGCCTCACGCTCGCGGCTACCGCCAAGGGCATCAACGGCGCGATGATCCTTGATGAAAAAGAGGCGTATGAGCAGAAAAGCGCGTCCTTCGGTAGCTTGGACAACATCGCCGACCGGATGATGCAGCTTGCCAGCGCAGCGTCGGGCATTCCTATGACGCTTCTGTTTGGCATGTCACCCGGCGGGCTTAACGCGACCGGTGATGCGGACACTCGCGGGTACTATGACCGCGTGAAGGTGCACCAGACACTCAAGATGCAGCCCGCAATGGGCGTATTGGATGAATGCTTGATCAGGTCGGCTTTGGGGTCTCGCCCTGCTGATGTTTACTACAACTGGCGTCCGCTATGGCAGCCAACTGCGAAAGAGCGGGCAGAGACCGGCAAGGCGCTTTCGGAGACCATGAAAAACGCGGTCGAGATTGACGCAGTGTCTGTTGAGGCGGGCGGCAAGGCGCTGATTAACGCTCTGACGGAAAGCGGCGCATTCCCCGGCCTAGAGAGTGCAGCGGAGGAATTCCCGGTCGATGAAGACGACTTCGGCGCGGATGATGTCGGAATTACCGACGCCAAGCCTCAGACCCTCTATGTTAGCCGCAAGCTGCTGAACGCTAAGGACGTGATCCGTTGGGCTAAGGCTCAGGGGTTCAAGACAACCCTGCCGGAAGGCGACATGCACGTCACAATCGCATTCAGCCGCAACCCGGTTGATTGGATGGACGTGGGCGAAAGCTGGACGCCGCGCCTTGAATTGGGGGCGGGCGGGCCGCGCCAGATGGAGCAATTCGGGGAGGCGCGGGTTCTGCTGTTTGCCTCCGACGAACTGAAATGGCGTCACGAGCGCATTAAGGACGCTGGGGCGTCTTGGGATCATCCTGAGTATCAGCCCCACGTCACGATCAGCTATGACCCTGACGCGCCGGATATTGCGGACATCGAGCCGTATACCGGCCCGCTGATCTTTGGCCCGGAAGTGTTTGCCGAGATCAAAGAGGATTGGGCGGAAAGGATCACAGAAGAATGAGCGAGCTAAGGTTTACAGACAGCGCCACACTGACAGGCACCCGCATTACAGAGGCGGGTTACCTTGTCGCTGATGTGCGTTGCGCCCGTACTGGTTGCCAAGCCTACACCGCCGCAGAAATGGGGCTGATTGGTGACAGCATGGTCAACGTCTACCGCTCTGACGAAGTGGTCTTTGACAAGGCGAGCATGGCGACATTCGCAGGCAAGCCCGTGACTGTTGGTCACCCTGCTGAGCCGGTGACTGCGGATAACTGGAAAGATCACGCAGTGGGCGACATCGGCGAAGAGGTGGCGCGTGACGGCGAGAGCATCCGCGTGTCAATCAAGCTGATGGATGCTGCTGCTATCAAAGCAGTGCAGGACGGCACCCGCGAAATCTCGATGGGCTACACAACCGGCGTTGAAATGCGCGACGGGGTAGCACCTGACGGCACCCCGTATCAGGCGGTTCAGACCGGCCCGATTAAGATTAACCACCTCGCTATCGTGCCTAAAGCGCGTGGCGGGGAGAACCTTCGTATTGGCGACAATGCGGGCAAGTGGGGCGCTACGCCCTCCACCGTGAGCAACCCAAAAAAGGAGACAATTATGTCTGATGCTCTTACTACTGTGGTGCTGGGCGATCAGGCGGTTCAAGTGACCGCTTCTGACGTTGCAACTATCACAAAATTCAAGGCTGACGCTGACAAGCGCGTTGCCGACATGGAAACGGCACACGCCACGGAGATCGCGGCCAAAGACGCCGAGATTGCCAAGCTGGAAGCCGCCAAGGACGCAGCCGAGGGGAAAGTGCTTTCCGACGCGGACCTTGACAAGCGCGTTGCCGACCGTGCCGACCTGATTGGCAAGGCAAAGGCAATCGTGGCTGACGTGAAAACCGAAGGCCTGTCCGATGCGGCGATCCGCAAGGCTGTCGTTGTTGCCAAGTTGGGTGACGCGGTTGCTGGCAAGTCGGAAGCCTACATCGACGCCCGCTTTGACATCCTGTCGGAAGATGCGGCCAACGCTGACCCCTTCGCAGACGCGATGAAGGGCGGCACTGTCACCAATGACGGCGCAAACCCTGCGGACAAGGCATATCGGGACAACCTGACGTACCTTGAGACAGCGCACCGCAGCGCGCCAGCAATTAAGGAGGCCTAAGCAATGGCTGTTCAATCCACCTACCTCGATCAGATGCCTGCGGCCTTCGTCGGCATGATTGCAAACACTGAGCCGAACAACCTGATTAGCCGTGAAGTTGAAACGGCTGCGGGCATTGGCTTCGGCGTTCCCGTCCAGCAAGGCACCGCTGACAATCAGTGCAAGGTTATGGCCGCAGGCGCTACCGCTTGCGTCGGCATTACCGTGCGCGACCAATCCACCACTGACGACACGTTCGCAGAGAACGACAGCGCCCTTCTGATGCGCTCTGGCGTGATCTGGGTAACCGTGACTGATGCGGGCGGCGTTGCTGCCGGTGACCCCGTTTGGGTGAAGCTGTCAGACGGCACTTTCTCCAATGCGGATGTTGGCACAAGTGGTTCGATCCAGTTGGCAGGTTGCCGTTGGGAAAGCAGTGCCGCCGATGGCGAACTGGCAAAAATTCGCGTCGATCTGGATGTTCCAGCGGTCGCAGGCGCGTAAGGAGCGAATGAGATGACAATGCACCAAAACTTCACCGACGCTGTGCAGGCGTCCCTTGGCTATGCCCAGAAACAAACGTCTCACATCGAGGCGGGCGTTTATGCGCTACGCTACCCCGAACTGAACTACGCCGAACTTGTGCCGGTCGATACCAGCGCAGGCGAGTGGGCCAAGTCGGTTACCTACTACTCGATGGATGGCGCGGGCGCTGCAAAGTGGCTCAACGGCAACGGCAAAGACGTGCCTGTCGTCGGTACATCCACCGCGCAGCATGAGACTGCCGTTTACTCGGCAGGCATCGGCTACGGCTACGGTCTGGAAGAGGTCAACCAAGCGCGTATGCTTGGCCAGAACCTTGCTTCGGACAAGGCCGCGATTGCGCGCCGTGCCTATGAGCAGATGGTCTACAACGTGGCCCTCTCTGGTGACACCGAAAAAGGCTTTGAAGGTCTGTACAATTACACAGGCGTTCCGCAGGCTTCCGTTGCTGCTGATGGCACCGGTTCGGCAACCACTTGGGCGACCAAGACGCCGGATCAGATCATCCGTGATGTGAACAACGGCCTGACAGGCATTGTGACCGCGACCAAGGAAACCGAACTGGCCGATACTCTGGTGTTGCCCACTGAGCGTTTCAACTACATCGCGTCCACCCGCCTGACAGACACCAGCATGACTATTCTGGAATTCCTCCAGAAGGCCAACGTCTACACGGCGCAGACAGGGCAACCCCTGATGATCCGTGGTAAGCGCGGCCTGCTGACTGCTGGGTCCGGCTCCACTGCGCGTATGGTGGCCTACCGTCGCGCGCCTGACGTGCTGAAACTGCATATCCCGATGGTCCACCGCTTCTTTCCGGTGCAGATCGAGGGCTTCCAGTTCACTATCCCCGGCATGTTCCGCCTCGGCGGTCTGGATTGGCGCTTGCCCAAGGCTGGCAGCTATTTGGACGGCATCTAATTGCTTTCTGCGAGGGGGCGGGCGACTGCCCCCTTTTATGAGCGCAAAGGAGAACCCCATGAAGATCACTAATACGACAAAGAGCGACCTAGGCCTTGATGCTGAAACCGTAGTTCCAGCGGGCGGCTCTATCGAGATCAGCAATGAAGCGCTTTCCGAGGCGAAGAAAAGCCCGGTTGTTAAGGCATGGTTCGTTGAAAAGAAGTTGACAGAAAGCGGCGAAGTGAAAGGCTCAAAGCCCAAGCAAGAGCGCAAATCCGACAGCGCGAAGGCTGACAAGTGATTTACGGCAATATTGCAGATTGGCCTACGGCTCCAAAAGCCACTTCCATCTGCGACCGGCTATCACGTCGTTTACGGTGGTGCGTGTGACGCCATATTTTGCCGCAAGCTGATCTTTGCTGTCTGTGGTATTTGACCGAATGTCGGTCACGGCATCGCGAGTCAATTTGGCGTTTCCATGCCGCTCTCCGCGATTGGATGTGCCGTGCGTGATCTTGTCACGTGCGTTCTGCTTTGGTGTCGCCCAGTAGAGGTGCTTTGGATTTACGCAGCCATCGTGCCCTTTGCCGCAGGAATGGGCCGCATGGTGTTCTGGCGTCGGGGGTGGGCCATTAACCTTCTCGCACATTGCGCGGCTTGCGACCTCAAGCCTCCCGTCAAGCCATAGCTTTCCGTAACCATCATTTCGGGCTGAGAATGGCCATATCAAGCATTTGTCGCCTGAATGCGAAGTGTGCTCATTTAGCCATTCAAGTGGTTGGCCAATTTCTGTGCCCCCTTCTAAAGGGGAGCCATGTCGGTAGTGACGACTGTAATGCTTGCTGCACCACCCCAAGCCGTAAACCGGATGGTCGCATCCTTCGACTGAGCACTTTGCGGGGGAGCGCTTGGGGCGCTCGTACAGTGGGTCGCCGTGGAAGCGTAGGCGCTGGTAGTGTTTTTGGCAGAAAGATTTTCCAAAGTGCGGATTGCCGCATTCTGGGATTGAACATATACGCTTGGGTTTAGCCATTCTCGGACCCTCCTACGGTCTGGTCTGGTTAGAACCCGCTTGAGCGCGCCAACGCTCAGCGGGTTTGCTTTTATACCCTGATCAATCAGAGGTGGCAAGAATGTACGGAACAATAGAACCGTGGAGAGCATACGCTCTGGCACGGGGTGATAGCGCCCCGACAGCCGCAAGCGATGGCGATGCTACTGCATCATTGCAGCGGGCAAGCGATTACATCCGCACCCGCTATGTGATCCGCAACGGGCTGGAATCTGACGATCCCAACGTGATTGAGGCAACGTATATCGCGGCGTCACTGGACCTCGCCAACCCCGGCTTTTGGCAGAAAACCTATACCCCGGCGCAGGCCAAAGTATTGACCAAGGTTGACGCGATCCAATGGACCGTCACAGACACCGGAATGAAGGGGTCTGACGCGCAGTTGCCAATCTCCCCAGCCATTGAGGCGTTGTTTGCAGGATCGCGCCTCTACGGGGCTGCGGTGACGGTCGTATGAGCGCTGGCACCGACATTGCCGCCGAAGTGTTGGCGGGGCTGGCAGAGGCAGGCGAGGCGACCGGAAACGGGCCGATGATCTGCACCCTGCGCCGTCCTGCGGCAGGCGGGCCGACTGATCCTTGGGGCGGTGGCGGAAGTGGGCCGACCTATCACGAGGTGACAGCGGTGCAGACGCAAAAGCACATCCGCGATGCGTCCGGCACGTTGATAGGCGAGACGCGGACGGTGCTGCTTGTGGATGCTACGGGCGTTGTGCCATTGAAAAGCGATTACGTGAGCGTTAACTTGCGTCAAGCAGACGTGGACAGCGATACGCGCTTTCACGAGATTGCAGACGTTGAGATGGTATCGCCAGCGGGGGTTGCGCTGATGTACAAGGTTTGGCTCAATGACTAAAGCGGTTAAAGAATTAGACGTAAGTGGCTTCACCAAAGCGGCGGAAGCATTCAAAGAACTTGGTCGCGTATTGAACGATATGCCCGAAGACACGAAGCAACACTTGCGCGGGCGATAATGCTTGCCGATTAACCCGCCCTCCGCGCTCGAAATAGCCGCTCTAAGCGCGATCCTGCCCCGTTGGTGGGCTGAGTGCCAGAGCAACCCCACAGACGCCCTGCTGGCCTACACTGAGCCGAGGGATTGGGAGCGAGACGCGGGGCTGATCCTCTGGGCGTATTGGCTGGGGCAGATGAACGGACGGGGCTAACCCGTAACCTCTCACAATTAACGAACCGGCCCCGTTAAGCGGGGTCATTTGCGTTGGAGCGACAATGGCCCGAAAGTCACTACAGCAACGCAAGATCGAAGCCCTGCTACAGCGCCAATCGGTAGCCGTGCGCAAAGCCTTTCTTGAGGCAATGCAAAAGGCCACCAACGCGGTTGACCGGGCTGAACTAATCCGGCTGCTAGAGGCTGGCGACATTGAACGGGCGGCGGCGCTGTTCCGCATTGAGCGCGGCACGATGTTCCCGCTATCCGAGGCTATCCGCGATGCCTTCATAGGCGGCGGGCTGGCAGTGGCGGACGAACTGCCCAAGGGCCTGTCGGGCGTGTTTGGCTTCGACGGGCGGCACGATAGGGCGGTTGCCTTGGCAGAGCGGCAGGCGGCGGAACTGGTGACGAATATCAGCGAGGACGCAATCGCAAATGCCCGCAAGGTGATCGTTGACGGGCTGAACACAAACCGCAGCCTGAACAGCGTTGCCCGCGATCTGGTGGGGCGCAAGGTGGGGCGGCAGCGGGTAGGGGGCGTGATTGGCCTGACAGAGCCTCAGACCGATCGAATGATTAACCTGCGCTCCATGCTGAGCGATCCTGACCGCATCGGGGAATACTTCAAAGACGCGGATATGAAGATACCGCGCTACAAGGAAAGCGACCGCCGCTTTGACGCAATGGTCCGGCGGGCGATCAAGAACGGCAAGGCGCTGCCCGCTGCTGACGTTGACCGCGTGGCCGATGCCTACAAAAGCAAGGCCAGCGGCAACCGGGCGAAGGGCGTTGCGTTGGATCAAGCCAACTCTGCAATCGCTCAGGGCCGAGCCGAGGCATACCGCCAATTGATGGACCGCGACGAGGTGGAAAGCATCACGAAGCGCTGGCAGAAAAGCCCGCGCCGCCACGACCGCGAAGACCACAAAGCAATGGATGGGGTGACTATCCCGCTGAATGAGAAATTCCAGTTTGCAGACGTAGCGATGGATGGGCCGCACGATCCCGCCGGGGGTCCAGAGCACAACATGTATTGCGGCTGCGTGGCAATTTACCGCGTGAAATATGCGAGGGACTGAGCATGGCTGGCAAATCTTTCACCGCTCAATTGGCCGACTTCGAGCAAATGACCGTCAAAAACATGCGCTATGTCGCGGCGGAATCCATCCAAGACGTTGTAGAAGCCGCTCAGACGCCCCAGAGAGGCATTGGGCAGGGCGCTACAGGCTTTGTTGAGGGCAAGATACCCGTTGATACCTCGGAACTGATTAACAGCCTCACAAGCGAAGGCGTGAAGGGCGCGGATAGCTACACGGTTGCCATTGCAGGCTATGAGGTGGGCGATAAGCTGGAATTTGCTTGGACGGCTCCTCACGCATACGCCGTTGAAGTTGGGACTAGCAAAATGCAGGGCCGTCAGTTCGTGGGCGCGAACGCTCGTAGGTTCCCTGAGTTTGTTGAGGCCCGTGCGGCTGAGGTGAGAAAATGAGGGAAGCAGATATCTCCAAGGCACTCGGCCAGTACCTTATGGGCATGGCTGATGCGCCCCCGATCTATTGGGAAAACCAAAACGTACCGGAAGGCACTGCCCGCCCTTATCTTTCGGTGCAGATGGTCCGCGTATCGCGCCGCAACCCCGATCTGGCGGGCGGTTCTGCTGGCACAATCGCACGCGGCTATATGCAGATCACGATTGTCTCTGATCTGGACCAGTTCGCCACCTCGGCTGAGGAAACAGCAGACGCTATTGCCGCCTACTTCGTCAAAGGCACCAAGCTGGAAGAAAGCGGCGGCAAGGTGACAATCATGGAAGCGCCTAGCATCCTGCCCGCATTGCGCGATGGCAGCGATTGGCGGGTTCCTGTCCAGATTGACTATTGGGCGAGTTAACCACCAAGGAGGCCGACATGGCAGAGAACGAAACCGCCCCGGCGGCACAAGAGGTAGCACCCAAGGCCAAGCCAAAGCGGATTGCCATCGAGCACCCGAAAATGGCGGGCAGGGCGCACGTCTGGAAGAAGGACATTGATAAGTGGACAGCGAAAGGCTGGAAACGTGTCAATAAGGCCGGGAAGGCCGAGTAACCCCCTCCGCTCGCGGGGTAGCCTAAAGGGCTGAAGCGAGTTCCCCAAAACTCAACACGAAACAGCCCCGCGAGCGGGGTTTCTAGCGTTCCTGAAAGGAAAGACACCGTGACCGACAATTTTATTGGCCGCACGATCTACATGGCAGACGCGGCCCCTGCCACTAACGACAATACAGGCTTCGAAGCGCTGACGTGGGTTAAGGTCAACGGCCTTATCACGCTGCCGCAGCTTGGCGTCACTCATTCGATGATTGATGTGCCGGACCTGCAAACAGGCTTCACCAGTGCTGTGAAGGGCGCAGGGCAGGGCGTTGATACCACCGCGACGTTCCGCAACGTGCCTAGCGACACAGGCCAAGACAACCTGAAAACTGCTGCCAACTCGCAGGATGGCATCATTTCCTTCAAGATCGTTGATGGCTCCGGCACGGACAACGCCCCGGCGTCTGGCGATCCCGTCGAGTATGCCACCGGCATCGCGCACAGCTATCAGCCGAACCAAGGCGATAACAGCAACTACGAAGGTTTCTCTGTCGGCTTCCGCCAGAACGCCGCCACCGTAGTTGCGACTGAGCCGACACCCTAACCGAATTCTGCGCAGAACCGGGGTGGCGAGTTTGGTTCAGCTTGCCACCCCACCAATGGACCGAACCAAAGGATATGAACGATGGATTTTAACGCCAAATACAACAGCCGCGCCGCCGCCGAAGCTGGCGCGCCGATGCAAATTCTGGACCCGATTACAGGCGAGCCTATCATGGACGGCGACAAGCCTTGCCGCGTGATCGTTCGCGGTGTGGCGTCCAAGTCGATGCAGGCCAAACTACGTGCCAAGCAAAAAGCCGCGATGATGTCCAAGAAGGCGAAGGGCGACGACGAAGAGGACGAAGCCCGCGTCATGGAGGATGTCCATATGCAGCTTATCGAAGGCGCTGCGCCGTTCGTTGTCGGCTTTGAGAACGTCGAGCGCGATGGGAAGCCCGCAACGGTGGACGATGTTGAGTGGTTCCTTGACCTGACATTCCCCGAAATGGGCGTGAAAGAGGACAAGGACGGCAACACGATCACCGATAAGGACGGCTCCCCCGTCTTTGAGATGAAAAACAGCCCGTTTGCAAGGCAAATTGGCGAGTTTGCCGGTAAGCAAGCGAACTTCTTGGGAAACGCCAAGAGCGGCTAATCCTCGCCGCCCATCAAGCGGGATGGCTCAACGCAACGATTGACCACGGAGACAAGGACAGCACTCGCAAGCCTGAAAGCAGGGCCATGCAGTATCAAGCGGCCAAGGTCGCGCCCCCGTTTGTCGAGTTGGACGAGGGCAGTTACTTACTGCAAATGCTCTACGAAGCGGGGCCGGTTAAATCATCGCCAATGGGCGGCAGGGAGGCGTTGGATTGGGTCGATATCCATGCCTATCTGTCGCTCACGGTTGACGATGTGGAGGGCTGGGAAGCCAACCTTCTGCGGCGCATGAGCCAAGCGTACGCAGCGGGCCTAAGCGAAGGCACAAGCCCGTTTTCAATCGCCCCGGTGGATCGGGGTCACTCGTTACGCCTCCCTCCATAGTATGGAGGGCTAGGTCTTGGCTAGGTCGTCGGGGTGAACGCCAAGGGGGGAGGGTTCCTGGCTAACCTTGATGATCCAAGGGGTCAGCGTGTTTTCAATCCAGCCATGGACTTGATCAATGAGGATCGACTGCCGGGTGGCCTTGTCCCGCCACACTTCATTGATGAGCCGCTCAGCCTGCTGGGCGTCGTCCAAGCCAAAGCGTTCTACGATATAGGCGAGTACAAGATCATATTGCTCGGTGAACTCTGAATTAGGCTTCACGGGCTTGAGCATCATCGCCGCGCCCGCCGCGAGCCTCAGTTCTGCCTCCTTAGAAAGGGGGTCAGGGTACGCCTCTTCAAGGGCGTGAATAATCTCCCCGGAGAGGCTCCTGCGGTGATCATGCGCAGCATTTTCTATCCGAGCCTTTAGATCGGTCGGAATCATGAATTTGTACTGAACTCGATCTTTTTCGGACATGAACCCCGTTTGTACAAAAAATGTACTTGACGCAAGGGTACATCAATTGTACCTAGGGTACATTAAAGGTACAAAGGAGAGGAAATGGAACAGAAGCAATTCAAGCTAGTGATCCCCCGGGATGTTAAGGACTGGCTTGCGAACCAAGCTAAGAAGAACATGCGCAGCCAAAGCAGCGAGATCGTAATGGCTCTGCGTGAAAAGATGGAGGCGGGTGATGCTGCCCCCTGAAACGAGAAAGACCGCCGGAGCGGACACTCCAACGGTCTTTAGTGAAACCTTCGACGGAAATCAAAAGGACTTTCAGTCATGAATATACGTTCAACCGAGAAGAAAATCAACCGCCGTTCGATCTTCGCGGCAATTCCGGCCCTCGCGGCAACAGCTACAGCGGCCCATGCGTTCAAGATGCCGGATACCCCGGTGCAGGACGACCCGATCCCCAACTGGTGGGAGCAATGGAAAGCGCTGCGCGACGACATCAACAAGCTGGATGATGGCGACGACACGCTGGAAGCCGAGCTTCACGCAATTGAAGAGAAAATCTGCACCACGCAGCCCAAGACGATGGCGGGCGCGGTTGCTCAGCTTGAGTATGCGCTAGACGACTTCGGGGATTATGTGACCGGCAATATTTGGCGCGATCTGGATAGCAAGTTGTTCGCCAACCTGCTTGGCGCTCTCAAGGCGGGGGTGGCGTAATGGGGCAGCAAGCAGAAATCAGAAGCCCCGCCGCGATGCCAGCCATGTTCGGTGAGGCCCTTACCATGAGCAGCCGTGAAATTGCCACCCTATGTGAGAAGCGGCATGACCACGTATTGCGTGATATCGAGAAGATGCTACGAGATATTGACGCCCCCAACTTTGGGGCGGTCGATTTCACAGCCGAGTACAGGGACGCGAAGGGTGAGGCTCGAAAAGAGTATCGGTTACCTAAAGACCTGACAGTGACGTTGATCACCGGATATCGGGCCGACCTACGCTATCGTGTGGTGAAGCGGCTGGAAGAATTGGAGGGTGAGCAAAAGCACTCGGCAGTTCTGTCTGGCAAGCAACTGATCGCAGCGGCGCTAATCGAAGCCAACTCGACTATGGAAGCGCAAGCCAAGCAAATCGAATCCATGAAGGGTGATGTCGCCGCACTTGAACAGATCGAGGCCATGAGTGGAAGCCTGTCAGTTCGCCCCGCCGCAAAGGTTCTGGGCATTCCAGAGCACAAGCTGAAAACGTGGTTACAGGTTAACCGCTGGGCATTCCGTCAGAGCGGGAAGGGACCACTGCAAGCCTACACGGACAAGAGAAACGTGGGTTATCTCGACCACAAGCACGGTGAGTACACCAAGAGTGATGGTGAGAAGGGGATCAGCATCACGTTAATGATTACGCCTAAGGGTTTGACTAGGCTTGCTAAAATATTTGCCAAAGGCGGTGACGAATGAAGTCCGCTACACTTCAACTCAATGGGATGCCCGTCACTTTTCACAAGTCGCCATTGATCGGGGTGCCTGACTTTCCTTGGGTGGATATCCTGCAACTGGCTGCGGCGCTCGACAGCCCATATCCAGATGATGCGATTGTCCGCTTGTGCCAGCGGTTCCCAGACGGAGGTGACTTGGTGAAAGCAGTCAGCTTTAAGGGCAGTATCGTCACAATCGTTGCGCATCCTATCGCGCAGGGGCTGGCCGGAGCGCTTGATAACCGGGATGGGGCAGTCAGTGCTTACGGTGGGCCGAAGCACACCGCCTATTGTGATATCGCGGCTCAGGCCATGCGGGATTACTTCAAAATGCCGTTAGAGGACGCTTTCGCCGCTTTTCGCAGGCACAATACGCCGGGCTAATCGACAAAAACGCGGCCTAGCCGCCTTGGGCATCCCTTCGGGGGTGTCCTACGTCATTCCAAAACGTCACCGTTAGCCGTAACGGCTTTGATCGGGGTAATTGCAAACTCAACGGCCTTGGGGTCAGCACGGCTCGACAGGCCGGGCGTCCGAACGATGTGGTTTATCGTTTCACCCGGCTCTATCCCGCCAGCAATATCACCAGTTCCGTAAGGCAAGTCGCTATCTCTGGTATCAACCCACGGGATGGTCCGGCCCGGCTCCGTATAAATGTGCTGCACTGAAACTGAGGCAATCGAGTGTTCGGTGTGATTGGTAATATCGCACAATATCCAGCTACGGCTCATATCTGAAAAATCGCACCCGGCGACCGACACCTTGTCTGAAATGTCCGCATGTGCAGGCGCAGCCAGCGCCAACGCAATCAATAGCATTCTCATGAATATCTCCAATGGTTCGCGCTAAACGTACTGGCGCGGCCCTTGTCTCGCAAGGATTCCGTAAATGGCCGAATTTGCTACACTTCTGCTGAAGGCTGACACGACCGGCCTAGAACGCGGCAAGAAAGTCCTTGATGAAACCACGAGGGCTGGTGCGCGTACCGAAAAGGCGGTTGGCGGCACTGAGCGCGGTTTTGTTCGTGCCGGTCGTGGCGCGGGGCAGGCAACCCCCCAGATCAAGGGGTTCAACTCGGCGGCAGACCAGACACGGGCGATGGCTCTTGCGGCGACTAAGGTTCTGGCGGGTTTGGCCGCGTCTTTCACATCTTTGCGGGCAGTTGGGCAAGCATCGCAAGCATATGCGCGGATCGGCAACAGCCTTCGCGCGTTAGGTGTCGATGCGGGGCAAGTTCCCGCGCAAATTCAGGCGATTGGCGATATTGCAATTCGCACACGCGCCCCGCTTGAGGCCACAGCGCAACTTTATCAGCGCATTAGCATCGCGGGCAAAGATTTGGGGGCGTCTCAGGCTGACGTTCTGCGATTTACAGAAAATGTGAATTTGGCGTTGGCCCAACAAGGGGGCAGCGCCGAGGCGGCATCTGGTGCGCTCTTGCAGCTTTCCCAAGCCATGGCAGGCGGGGTGATTAGAGCCGAAGAATTTAACAGCATCCTTGAGGGCGCATATCCCATCGCCCAGGCGGCAGCTAACGCAATCGACGGAGCGGCGGGTTCGGTCGGCAGGCTGCGTGCGATGGTTATTGAAGGCGAGATCAGCAGCCGGGAATTCTTCGATGCAATCATGTCTTCTACAGAGGCATTGGAGGCCGCGTTCGGCAGCACAGTTCCGACCGTGTCGCAGGCTGTCTCAGTCCTTGGGACAAGTTTCACGCTGTTCGTGGGGGAATTGGATTCTGCGCTTGGCGCAAGTGCTGCCTTGGCAGAGGGCATCATTCTGCTAGCGGAAAACATCGACCGAATTGCAATCTATGCGGCCACAGCAGCGGGCGTGATCGGCGGGGCGTATGTGGCTGCGATGGTCACGGCGGCGGCTAAGACGCTAACGCTTTCCCGCGCCCTTATCACACTGCGCAAAGCGTTCATTCGCACTGGCATCGGTGCGCTTGTCGTGCTGGCAGGGGAGATGATCTACCAATTCACTGAATTGGTTAAGACAACCGGAGGCGTTGGCAAGGCATTCGTCCAATTGGGCAACGTCGCTGGCGCAGTGTGGCAGGGGATTGTGGATTCCGCTGCGGCAATTCCCCCGGCGCTCAATGGCGTTTGGAACTTGATGAAGTCGGGGTTCTTGCTCGCTCTCTCTGACATGGCGACCGGGTTCTTTGACTTTGTTTGGAAGATGGCCAACGGGATGTCAGGCGTGCCAGCCTTTGAGGGCATGAGCGCCGCATTGATGAATGTAGCCAATAGCGCGGATGAAGCGTCTGGTTCTTTGGCACGGTCGGGTTATGCGGCTCGCGATGCGGCGTCTGGTGCTTTCGCAACCGCTGCGGGAACCATCAAGGAAGCCTTTGGCCCTGCGCGTGAGGCGCTTGCCGCACTTGGCGGCAGCGTTGAGGAAACCGAAGCGGCTGCAAGCGAACTTGAGGACACCGGGTCGGGCTTAAACGACACGCTAGAGGATACAGGCGGGGCAGGGGCTAAGGCGGCAAAAGGCGCAGGCGCGGCGGCGGACGAACTTGAACGGGCCAAGACAGAGGCCGAAGCCTTCAACGATGCTCTAAAAGAGGCCGCGTTTACCGCCGAGGACATGGGGACCGAAAAGGCAAACATCCTTGTGAGCGGGATTGATGGCGTGGCTAACGCTTTCGGTGACTTTGTGGCCGATGGCTTTAGCAGCTTCAAGGACTTCGCGAGCAGTATCTTAGACACGTTCAAGGGGATGCTGAGCCAGATGATCGCAATGGCGGCTAAGAACCGCATTATGATCGGTATGGGCATCAGTGCCGGGGGTGTCGGTGGCACCGCAGCACAGGCCGCAGCACCGGGCGGGGGTGGGCTTGGCAACCTCATGGGCATCGGCGGTGGCGCGGGGGGCATGTTTGGCAGCTTGCTAGGGGCGTGGGGCGGTGGCTCTGGCATCCTCGGCGGGGCGTCTGCGGCTCTGGGGGCGTTCACAAGCGGCGGCATCGGTGGCGGGCTAAGTGCGGTCGGCGCGATGGCTACGCAGGCCACATCGGGACTTGCAGGGCTTGGCACGGCCATCGGCGCGGTTGCTCTCCCCGTGGCTGCGGTCGCGGCGGTCTTTAGCTTCTTCTCCAGCAAAACAAAGATTCTCGACAAGGGGCTGCGCATCACGGCTGACGCCACCTCTACGCTGGTGGAGGAGTTTGAGAAGATTGAAAAGTCGCGCTTCTGGGGGCTGAGCAAGAGCCGCAGCACGAATTACTCCCCGATGGAGGATGATGGCCCAATCAAGGACGCGGTAGACGAGATCAAGAATAGCGCGCTGGCAATGGGCGATGTGCTAGGTCTCTCGGCTGATAATTTCAGCAGCTTTGCCAGCCAGATCAGCGTATCCCTGAAAGACCTGTCGGAAGAAGAAGCGCAGGCGGAAATTCAGCGGGCTTTCGGCGTTTTGGCCGAGCAGTTCAGCTATGCGGCGCTCGGACATTTCCAAGAGGAATTGGGCAACGTCATTCGCGAGGGCGAGACGGCGGATCAGGCTCTATCGGCGCTGGCGAGTTCGCTGCAAACGGCAAACATCGCATTCCGCGACCTCGGCTTCACGATGTACGAAACCAGCGTTGCGGGCGGTGTGGCGGCGCGTGAGTTTGCTGACCTATTCGGCGGCGTTGAGCAGATGGCGCAGGCGACCTCGGCTTACTACCAGCGGTTCTACACCGATGCAGAGCAAGTGACGAACGCCACCCGCAACATGCGCGAGGCGATGGCTGAACTTGGCCTTATCATGCCTGCGACGATTGAAGGCTTCCGGGCGCTTGTTGAGCAGGCTGAGCGCATGGGGAATATGGAGCAAGTCGCTTCTCTCATCGGCATGTCCGGCGCATTTGCGGGCATGATCGACGGGCAGCAGGCGTTGCAGGACAAGGCAGCGCAAGACCTGCAAGCGGCGTTTGCGCGTGAGATGGAAGCAACGCGGGCGGCATCGCAAGCGGCCATAAGTGGCCTGCAAAACAGCCTTACAGGAGCGCGTGAACGTCTGGCGTCCTCTCGCGCAATCGCGAACGCATTGGAGAGCGCACTCAAGTCGCGCATCTTCCCAAGCGTGGAGGCCGAACGGCAGGCGCAGGACCGCGCTGCGGAGTACCTGCGGTCTCTCGTGGGGCAGGGCGAGATAAACGACCTAGACGCGCTGCAAGCGGCCCTACAGGCGGTGGCGAACCCCTCTGCGGATACTTACGAGACGCTTGAAGACTACCGCCGCGACTTTGACCGGACCTCCGGTGTTATTCGTGCGCTGGAAAAGACGGCTGCTTTTGCCTTGAGCGCCGATGAGCGGTCAGTGTTGCTGCTGGAGCAGCAGATCGCCGCGATGGAAACGCAAGCCGACCGTGAAGTGGACATGTTGCAGCAGCAGCTTGATGCGCTTCTTGGGGTCAACGATAGCGTCCTGTCACTCAAGAGTGCAATCGCAGGGTTCCAAGCAACACAGGCGGCGACAAGTGGCGGGGGCAGTGGCGCAGGCAGCGCACCAGTTTATGACTTCTCCGGCAGCGACGGCGGCGATGGCAGCGATTGGCAAGAGTACATGCGCAGCGTCAGTAGCTATGACGGCGGCGGCTACACCGGCAATGGTCCTCGCTCTGGCGGTTTGGACGGCAAGGGCGGCTTCATGGCAATGCTGCACCCGCGCGAGACTGTCACGGATCACACGAAGGGCGGGAACGGCAGGCTAGAGGCGCTAGTGGCGCAGCTTTCGGCCAAGGTTGACGAACTGACCGCAATCAACCGCAGCACTGCCCGTCATACAGGCAAGAGCGCAGCCATAGCGCAGAAGTGGGACGACACCTTGATTGACATATCGGGCGAAGAAGATGCCCTGCGCACGAGGGCAGCATCATGAGCGCTAAAATGATCCCGGTAGTTCCGGTCACCGACGCGACCCTAACCAGCAGCACGATTACGGAGGACGACTATAGCGCATGGGATAGCGGCACCACCTACGCGCTTGAGGACAAGGTTATCAAGGCGCACAGAGTATGGGAAAGCGTCCAAGCGGGTAACACTGACAACGACCCCGAAGACGATGATGGCACATGGTGGACGGACCTCGGCGCGACAAACCGCTGGCAGGTCTTTGATGGCATCATTCAGACGCAGGCAACGCGGGCAGAGAGTGCAACTTGGGTGGTAACGCCGGGGGCGATTGTCTCAGCCGTTTCGCTGTTCAACATCACCGGGGCGACTGTGCAGATCACCGTGACAGACCCGGTGGAGGGCGTGGTTTATGATGAAACTTATGACCTGACCGACAACACCAACGTCCTTGACGCCTACAGCTACTTTTTCTCGCCTATCGTGACGAAAGACACCCTGTGCGTCACCGACCTGCCGCCCTACGCCTCCGCTGAAATCAGCGTGACCGTAAACAACCCAAGCGCAACCGCTGCGGTGGGGCAGATCGCCTTCGGGCAACCTGAGATATTTGGCACGACGCTGGATGAGGTGCCGCTCGGGATAGACGACTACACCCGCCTGAACGAAGACGCATTTGGGCGCACGACCCCCGTTATTCGAGGCTACGCGCGGACGGCAACCCCAGCAGTCGCGGTCGATACCTACCGTGTCACGTACCTTGAGCGCCGCCTAGCAGACCAGCGCGGCGTCCCGACCGTGTGGGCGTTCGACACCAAGCATGGCGACAACGAACTCGCCTACCTCGGGTTCTATCGCAGTTTCAACTTTCTTTACCAGTACGCGAATAAAACAATCATGGACCTCGAAATCAGGAGCCTAGTCTAATGCCCGATCCTACGTTCACAGAGGCACCGGCCCAAGTTCCTAGCCGGGCGGCACCTTCCACATTCTCAGCCCTTACAGACCCGTTCATCGCTTGGGAAAAGACGTTCCGCAATGAGTTGTCGTCTTCGGTATCTTGGTTCGCTTTGCAAGCGTCTAATGCGGCAGACAGCGCAGGCGCGGCCAGCGATAGCGCAGGTGAAGCAGCGGGAAGCGCAGGGGCAGCATCCGACAGCGCAGACGACGCGGCCCTAAGCGCGGCGCTGTCGATCAGCGGCGGTGCTGCGGCAGCAGGTGCTGATGTGCACGTGCCAAACGCCGCCTATACCGCAAGCAACCCTGCAAGCGCGGCTGTCTCCAATGTAAACGGTCAGACATACCGCTGCATTCTCTCGCATAGCGGTGTTGCGACTGACCCAGCGAACGATGCGACACGGTGGGTGCGGATCAGCTTCACAGGCAACTATGATGATCTGGTGGGCGGTCCTGCACTGGCTTCCGAGGCTGACGCCGAAGAAGGCACCGACAACGAAAAACTAATGACCCCCCTCCGTGTGACGCAGGCGATTGCAGCCAAGTTTGATTATCAGGAATTTCTCACATCTGGGACGTGGACGAAGCCAGACGGGGCAAACTTCGTCTATGTTGAGGCTGTAGCCGGAGGCGGTGGGGGCGGCAATCGTTCTGACGGCTCGAACGAAGCCGGTGGCGCATCAGGCGGCGAGGGCGTCTTCTACCTTTTCCAAGCCTCTGACCTTAGTGCAACTGAAACTGTCACTATCGGATCAGGCGGTGCAGGTGGGGCAAGCGGTGGGAATAATAACGGCAGTTCTGGAGGGGCTAGCTCATTCGGTGCTCATCTGACCGCCAGACCGGGCAAGCCGGGGGTTCCTAACGGAGATACCTTTGCCAGCCAAGCGGGCGCTGCGGCGGCGACGATCAGTGACGCCATTACCTACCCGTCATGGGCTGTCGGGGCGCATTCTGGGTACGGTGGCGCAGGCGGCACTTTCGCAGCAAACCTAGCGGGCGGTCCTTCAATCTACGGAGGCGGTGGGGGCGGTGGTGTGGCTGGCGGTTTGAATGGTGTTGGCGGCTCATCGACATTCGCAGGCAATGGCGGGGCAGGCAATAACTCTGCATCAACAAAAGCAGGCAACGGCTCTGTCCCCGGCGGTGGCGGAGGTGGTTCGATGAATGACGGCGGCGGGGGTGACGGTGCGCCGGGGCGCGTCCGTATCTGGGCTTGGTAAGGAGATGGGCATGAATTACGCAATCATTGAAGGCGGCGTTGTCGCGAATATCGCTGTAGCTGACGCTCCGCTTGCTGAGAATTGGGTTGAAGCAGGTAGCGCTCAGATCGGCTGGGCATATGACGGGGAGGCATTCACGCCCCCGCCCCCTGAACCCGAGGCTGTCCCTGCCGCCGTGTCTATGCGCCAAGCGCGCCTTGCTTTGTCGCGTGCGGGGCTGCTGGCTGATGCTGAAACTGCAATCTCTGGAATGACAGGTACGGCAGGCGACGAAGCGCGGATCGAGTGGGAATACGCGACCGAGTTGCGCCGCAAGCACTGGCTGATTGACGCCATCGGGGACGTTATGGGCTTAGATGAAGCGGCCAAAGACGACCTTTTCCGTCAAGCCGGAAAGATCACCTAGGGGCCAACCATGAGAGAAACAATCACTTACGGCCAATTCCAATCGGGATTGGCCCGGCTCGGCTATGCGCAAACGGCAATTGCGGCGGGCGCTGATCTTCCGGTTAAACGCACGTCCTCTGTCGTGATCGCTGCCATTGCAGAGTACGGCCTGACGCTGGCCGAACTGAACCTCATTTTCAAAGGAGCCTGAGATGGCGATTGATACCCAAATCATCACCGGGCGTTTGTCCGAGCCTGACGGCGATCCTATCACGACCGGCAGCGTCCGGTTTGCGCTTAGCAAATATGACGCAACAGACAACGGCGTGATTGCGGCCTCGCGCAAGATCGAAGCCGAATTGCAGGCTGACGGCTCTATCGCGCTTGAACTCTGGCCGAATACGGCGGGCCTGCGCGGAACAACGTATCTTGTTGAACTCATTAGCGAAAGGGGCTATCCTGTCGAGACATACGGGCGCATTCAGGTTGGCGAAGATGGCCCGTATTCGCTGGCTGATCTTCTGCGCGAGGAACTGCCGCCCGCGACGACCTCCTACTGGTCAACCCTCACGCAAGCGGAATACGACGCGGCGATTGAAGCGGTTGAGCTCTCCCAAGCATGGGCGGAAGGCACGGAACCCGGCGGTCCCGGCACGAAGTCAGCGCAGGAACACGCGGAGGATGCAGGCGACCAAGCCACCGCAGCAGCCACAAGCGCAGCACAGGCGGCGCTGTATGACGGCGTATGGCTAGACAACAGCGCGGCAATCGACACCGACGAAACCTTGTCATACGGCCCCGGCGCTTCGGGTGTGGCTGAGGGCGACACCGTGCAGACCCGCGAGGACAGGTCCAGCTTTCGCGTGCTGGCAGAAGGTGCGGACCCGTTCCATGCGACGACTAACCCGACAGGCTACCACCGCATTACAGCGGGCGGGGTGAAGCTGGAGGTGCTGCCGGGGGCGGATGGGGCGTACAATGTGCTGGCATTTAACGCCGACAGCAGCGGGGTTACTGACAGCAGCGCCGCATTCCAACTTGCGGTAAATACCGTAGGGGCCGAGGGGTGTGTCATTGTGCCTGATGGTGCGTGGTGGGCGGATAATGTCTATATCGACCACACCGGGCTTGTCATCGACTGCCAGGGCGTTTTCGACCGGACAGGAAACGGCAATCCTATCTTCATCATTGGCCAGCAAGCCAACGGTACGCCCTCAACTATCGCCAAGAACCGCGTCATTATCAAAGGCCTGACAACTTCCGGGGATCGCACTGTAGGCTCTAAGGCGGTATTTTTCCGTAAGGCGTCCTCTTGCAAGCTGGTCGACTGCCGCCTTTGGGGGCTTGATGTGCCATTTGATGGGGACGGCGAGGTGGGCAGCTATGAAAGTATTTGCTGCGA